CCCTTTAAGTACGCTTTAGCCCGATAGGATCGACATGGACTACCCCGGTAAAGTCATAACCAAAACTCAGGTAACTCCTACCCAGACCAGCGCATCGGGTAACTGGACGCTGGACGATCAAGCCGCCGCCATCAAGAACAACAACTGGCCCGTGGCTGGTGTACCTAACCCAATCTCTAAAAGCCTAAGATTCAATAGCGCAGATTCTGCTTATCTGAACCGAACCCCGGCTAGTGCTGGAAACCAACGCACATTTACTTTTAGCACATGGGTAAAAAGATGTGACACTGGCGCAAATAATTGCTTATTGTCCGCAAATGCAAGTGCTTCGGCTACGGCACTACTTAGATTTAAAAGTGACAACCTATTAAGAGTGTATTTTTATGATTTTGATAGTTCATCATCCTATACATTAGATACTGCCGCAGTATTTCGTGACCCATCTGCTTGGTATCATATTGTTATGTCTGTTGACACAACCCAAGCAACTTCTTCAAACAGAGTAATACTTTATGTAAATAATTCTTTGCAGACTTTGAGTGGTTCATACCCCAGTCTAAATATGAGAACTTACATAAATTCAACAAGTGAGCATAATATAGGCCGCGGTACTTACAATTCATCAGACTTTGTAAACGGCTACCTAACAGAAACTAACTTCATTGACGGTCAAGCCTTAACCCCATCATCATTCGGCATGACTAACCCACAGACCGGTCAATGGATTCCGCTTAAGTATTCAGGAACCTACGGGACTAACGGGTTCTACTTGAACTTCAAGGATGCGACCTCGACCACCACGCTGGGCTATGACTACTCTGGCAACGCTAATAACTGGACTACTAACAACTTTAGCGTTGGCAGTACTTCATCAAAAGTTTTAGAAATAGTTGATGCAACAAAATCAGGTAGTGTTACTTTATCGGCAACTGTTGTTGGATCTGGCACGGTTAATTTAACTGCTTTTGGTGGATGCGGAAACATTAGTGGGTCTGTGTTTACTGGAATTGGTTCGCTTAACGGACTTATTTCTGATTGGCAAACTCACACCGTTTATAAAAACGGAAGTTCTTTGTTTACCGTCCAAGGCGGCGCTGTAAATAACAACTCAGGCACTCAAACTGCCACCCAGTCACGAACAGCGCAAACGGTAACGCAAACAGGAATTTCGGTTGTCAGCGGTGATGTTATTTCAATTGCATTTGGCGCAAACAATGCAGTAACTGCATATTACGGTTATCCCAATGGAGCGCCTAGTTTAACCATTACCGCATCCAGCGGGGCATTTATTGCCGATGGATCAGCCAACGACAGCTTGACTGATGTGCCTACCCCGTGGTTTGCGTATAACACCACAGGTGATGTAGGCGGGGTGATACGGGGCAATTACTGTACTTGGAGTCCTTTAGCAAAACCAGCGGCATCAAGCACTTCAAACGGTAATTTAACTGCTGTAACAACAACGGCAGCAGATGAACGAATATTTTCAACTATTGCAGTTTCGTCTGGCAAATGGTATTGGGAAGTAACTCCTACTGCAATTTCTAGCGGTGGCTGCATGGTCGCTGTAACAAGTTCTGCGTATGAGTACAAAACCGCCAACCTTGCAAGTGGAGATGATGGTTACGGATACTATACAACCGGAAATAAATACAACCCATCAACGGCAACTTCTTACGGAAACACATTTACAACAAATGATGTAATTGGCGTTGCGTTGGATATGGACAACGGCAAGATTTACTTTTCTAAAAACGGTACATTTCAAAACTCTGGAAACCCAGTAGCGGGAACAAACGCAGCCTTTACTTCTATTAGTGGCACGTATAGTCCATCAGTAAGCAACGGAGGTGCTACGTCTTCTTGTACGGTAGAAGCCAACTTCGGTCAACGCCCATTTGCGTATACACCCCCCGCTGGATTCCGTTCACTATGTACCACTAACCTACCAGCAACGACTATTGGCTTTGGGCTGACGAATCAAGGTGATGATTACTTTAATGCTGTTCTGTATACGGGTAACGGTACAAGTCAAACCATAGACACAGGATTGCAACCAGACTTTATTTGGATTAAGCGTAGAAACGGTGCGGCGGCTCATACTCTGACTGATTCTGTTCGTGGAACAAGCAAGCAACTATTTACAAACTTAACTGACGCAGAACAAACTGATGCGGATAGTGGAGTTACTGCGATTGGTTCAAGCAGTATGACTCTTGGAGACAATAACCTTGCGGTGGGTTCAGTAAACGGTTCTGGCTCTACTTACGTCGCATGGAACTGGAAAGCCAACGGATCAGGCTCATCCAACACCGCTGGAAGCATAACCTCGACAGTCTCAGCAAATACAACTGCTGGCTTCTCGATTGTTACTTATACGGGTAACGCTACAAGCGGGGCAACAGTAGGTCACGGATTGGGGGTAGCGCCAAATTTAATTATTGTCAGAAATAGAACTGCATCTGCACAAAACTGGCAAGTTTATAGTTCTGTACTAGGCGCAACAAAAAGACTATTTCTTGATTTAACTGATACTGAAAATACATTTAGCGGGGCTTGGAACAATACCGCACCAACTTCAACGGTATTTTCTTTAGGTAATGCAACAGATGTAAATGGAAATACTAATAACTTTGTAGCCTACTGCTTTGCCGCAGTAGCGGGGTACTCTGCCTTTGGTTCGTATATTGGCAATGGAAGTGCTGATGGCCCATTTATCTACACAGGGTTTAGGCCAAGGTTTGTAATGGTAAAAGAAGCAACTGTTTCTGCAAGAGATTGGATTATCTTAGATTCCGCAAGAAATACATATAATGTGGCGGATCTACAACTTATGCCTAACAAATCAGATGCAGAGGCAACTACTGTTTTAAGTTCAACTGCGTATCTTGATTTTGTATCTAACGGATTTAAGGTGCGAAACACTTCAGTTCGTAACAATGAAAACACGGCAACCTACATCTACGCAGCCTTTGCCGAATACCCATTTCAATTTGCTAACGCACGATAATTTTTTAAGGAGAACATTATGTTCGCAGTAGTTCAAAACGGTAACATCGTTCAACTCATCCAGCCGGATGTAGCCTTTACTATTGGCGAGAAGCAATACTCAGCCAGATTTATCCGCAATGCTACCGAGGCAGAGCGCAAGTCAGTAGGTGTCTACGAGGTCATCCAAGGCACTCAACAAGACCAGCGGTTCTACTGGGTAACTGGCCCATCCTACCGTGTCAACGAGACCAACCAGACGGTTGAGGCAACCTACACGGCTACTCCCAAGGCGCTTGAGGACAAGGAAGAAGTAGATGCACAGGGCAACCCAATGTACGTTCAGGTCTTGGGTGTGGTTAATGGACAGCCTGCAATGGTTGATTCCACCGAGCGTCTGGTTACCAAGGGTCTCAAGTCACAGTGGATCGCTCAAACCAAAGCCGCTGCTAACTCAGAACTTGCCCAAACCGACTGGATGGTAATCCGTAAGGCCGAGCGCAACGTCGAGATTCCCGGTGATGTGATGGCTGACCGTGCTGCTGTATTGGCGCTGTGTGCTGAGAAAGAGGCTGCGATTGCTGCCTGCACAACGGTTGAGCAGTTAATGGCTGCAGTTCAGGGGTAAATATGAAACGCATAGTCGAAGCGCAGGAAATTGACGGCACCATAGTCCCAAAGCACGAAGTAGAACTGCTTTGCAAAGCCTGTGGGTATGACTTGGATGAGTCTGAGTTAGAGGCCGACACCTGCGCCGACTGTGGAGTTGACCTAGATCTCCAGCAAAACGTAGCAATCCATGCGACAACACTACCTGCTGCTGGCGGCGGGGTGTTTTAAAAGGATGAATCTTGTCAGATTTAGACCCGATTATCGGTACCGCAAAGGCGGCAACACAGAGTATTAAGTCTGCTATTCAATCAGGCAAGGAGATTAGTTCAGCAGTCGAGTCGATTCAAAACTTTGGAATGGCGGAGGTCAAAGCCCGTCATGCTTTTAGGAACGTACGCAAGAGCAGTGAAGGCGAAATAACAATCATGACCGCTATGGCGGAGTGGCGCAGGCTAGACCAAATACGCCGCATGGAGTTGGAAGTAAAAGACTTTCTGATCCAGCAGTTTGGGCACTTCAAGGGTGAGGAAGAGTTCGAGAAGGTCAAGAAGATTAAAGAGGACATGATTGCCCGTCATGCCAAAAGTAAAGATGCACTGGGCAGGGATGTAGCGAAGTTACGAGAGTTGCAGATTATTTGTGTGATGCTGGCGTTTCTGGTTGTCACTATTTATTACATTATGAAGGGTCATCTGTAATGGCTGAGAAACTAAACGCTAATGACACGCTATCAAAGGTGCTGGCGTACGTTGACTCGCCGTTTAAATTGTTCGCCTTGATCCTCATGGGGGTGCTGGCTTTCGGTGGCTGGATGCTGTATGACAACAAAGACTTAATCGTAGGCACCTACAAGGAAAGTCAGAAACTTCCTGAGATTGTAGAAGACCGGGTTGAGGATGCTGTAGCCCATCTGTTTAAGACCACGGGTGCGACTACCGTGGCGGTATTTAAAGTAAACCCTTTGCTTGGAACCCGGGTGCAGTATCGGGCGTATACCAAGGAAGGTAGGGACAAGACTAACGATGGGCTGGACGTAGGACTCTTTACGGCTAACCAAACCAACAATCAGGACGTAGTTAACCTCATGGCAGGCAACATTCCATGTGGGGAATATAAGGCGGCGCAGTCAGAGATTGGCCTTTGGTACATTGAGAAGGGTATGCGGTTTGCGTGCAGGATCAGTGTCCCGCCTGAGCCGAGTCGGTTTGTGGGGCAGATTACCGTGGGCTGGGCAACCCCTCCCGCCGATTTAGATCAGACCAAGGCGCTGCTTAATATCGCCGCAACCATGCTTTCAAGGAGTAAGAAATAATGTTCCCAGTTGCTGCTTTGTTATCCATTGGTGAGAAGGTACTGGACAAGGTTCTTCCAGACCCAGAGGCTCGTGCCAAGGCGCAGGCTATGCTTCTAGAGATGCAGCAAAAGGGTGAATTAGCCCAACTCCAAGCGGACATGAACGAGCAGGATAACCTGACCAAGCGGGCTGAGGCTGATATGAAGTCGGACTCGTGGCTGTCCAAAAACATCCGGCCTATGACGCTGATCTACATCCTGACTGCCTACCTAGCCCTAGCCGTGATGGATGCCTTGGGGCTGGATATTTCGGATAACTTTGTGTCACTCTTGGGCCAGTGGGGGATGCTGGTGATGTCCTTCTACTTCGGCGGACGCACCCTTGAGAAGGTCATGGATATGAAGGCCAAGCAGAAATGAACCTGACGGCTAACTTTACGCTTGAGGAATTGGTCAAAAGCGAGACCGCTCTTCGGCACGACATGGACAACACACCCGGGGAGGCTGAGATTGCAAACCTTAAAACCCTATGTGAGAAGGTACTCCAGCCAGTCCGTGATCATTTCCAGCGGGGAGTTAAGGTCAACTCAGGCTTTAGGCACCCCGAAGTCAACGCAAAGGTGGGAGGCTCCAAAACGTCCGACCATTGTAAAGGACAAGCCGCTGACATTGAGATTCCCGGTGTGCCCAACGCAGACCTAGCCGTGTGGATTATGGACAACCTAACCTACACCCAGTTAATCCTTGAGTTCTACACCCCCGGGGTTCCTGATTCGGGCTGGGTTCACGTCTCCTACGACCCTGCTAACCTCAAGAAAGAGAACTTGACTGCTACCAAGCAGGGGGGTAAAACGGTGTATCTAAAAGGACTTGTAGCCTAAAATGCCACTCCAAAAGCTTCAGTTCAAACCGGGCGTCAACCGCGATCAGACTAACTACTCCAATGAGGGTGGTTTTCATGAGTGCGACAAGATTCGCTTTCGGTCTGGGTACCCGCAAAAGATTGGCGGGTGGTTGCGCTATGGTTTATTTACTCTGATCGGCACCTGCCGACAGATGTACAACTACATAACTACCAACTCTGACAACATCATGTCCTACGGGACTGATCAAAAACTATATTTAGAAGTTGGTGCTAATTTAATTGACATCACCCCAATTCGAGCAACTTTCACCAGCCCGGATACAGATAACTGTTTTGACACCACCAGCGGATCTACCACGGTCAACGTCAATATAGCTGGGCACGGCGCTTCGGCTGGGGCGTTTGTTACTTTTTCAGGCGCTACGGGGCCGGTGGGTGGGGTACCCGCTTCTCAGTTAAACGCTGAATTTGAAATCCAATCCATCGTTGACGCAGACAACTTCACTATTACCGTTGGTACAACTGCCTCAAGCACGGCAAACGGCGGTGGCACAGCCATTACGGCGGCTTTCCAGATCAATATTGGTGGGGCATCAGTTACCTACGGATACGGCTGGGGTGCTGGTACGTGGGGTCGATTGGGCTGGGGTGAGGGCGCGCTTACGCCTGTTTTGATTGCGCAGCGTGATTGGTTCATGGACAACTTTGACAACGACCTGATTGCCAATATCCGCAACGGTCCGATTTATATTTGGGAGTACAACGGGGCATTTAATACGCGTGCCGTGTTGCTTTCTTCTTTAACAGGAGCTGCCAGTGTCCCCGTCCAAGCCATGCAAATTCTTGTATCACAAAACGATAAGCATCTACTCGCTTTTGGCTGCGTGCCTTACGGTTCTAGTAGCGTCAATGATTTTGACCCCCTTCTTATTAGGTGGGCTAATCAGGACGATCCTGTCAACTGGGCGCCGTCCGCAACAAATTCGGCAGGCTTCTTACGAGTATCTCGTGGATCAAGGATTATCAGGGCGATACCTACCCGGCAGGAGACGCTAGTATTTACTGACTCTCACTTGTACACGCTACAGTTCTTGGGAACCACAGACGTATTTGGACTCCAAGAGTTAGCAGACAACATCTCAATCATGTCCCCACGGGCTTGTATTTCTGCTAATAACGTGACCTATTGGATGGGTACAGATAAGTTCTATTCCTATTCTGGACGGGTTGAGACGCTACCTTGCACACTAAGAAATCACGTGTTTAGCAACTTTAACTATGACCAAGCAAGTCAGGTTGTGTGCGGCACTAACGAAGGGTGGCAGGAAATTTGGTGGTTCTACCCCAGCGCTGCATCTAACACTAACGACAGTTATGTAATTTTTAACTACGTTGAAAAGATTTGGTACTACGGCAGTATTGCTCGGACTGCGTGGCTGGACTCACCACTTAGGGAATACCCGCAGGCTATCGGCGGTAACTACGTATTTAATCATGAGCAAGGTGTCAATGATGACATCCTTCCCATGTCGTCCTTTATCACAACGTCTGATTTTGATTTAGTGGATGGAGATCAGTTCGTACTAATTAAACGGATTATTCCTGACTTGGACTTCAATGGTTCGACTGCCGCTAGCCCTACGGTTTATATGACAGTTAAACCAAGGAACTTCCCGGGATCCAATTACATTAGCGCCAATCAACCCGATATAGTGCGCAGCGCCACAATCCCGGTTCAACAGTACACGGATCAGATATTTATACGCGCCCGTGCTCGTCAGCTTGGGTTTAAGATTTACTCTGAAGATTTAGATGTGCAGTGGCAGCTTGGTTCTCCACGCCTTGACGGACGCCCGGATGGTAGACGATGACTATCTGTGTTGATAACAATCTACAGAAGAACTTTGTTGCGCCTGCGCTACCGGTACCACCAATTGAATACGATCAGCGCTACGCAACAGACCTTATTAGGATTTTGCGGCTGTACTTTAACCAGATTGATAACTTTCAAAACGCAGTAGCAGGGATACTAAATGGAACGGCTTGCGAGGGAAATATGACCCCATTACCAATTTCAATAGGCGGCACCAACGTAGATGCGTTTGGAAGACTGCGGGTTAGCGAACCGTACAGCCTATTTGACAGCCAAAGCCGTTACGCTGCTGACAATCAGTTCAGCACCTCCACATCGGGTACTGGGACATCGACATTCAATACCAACCAGTCTAGCGTTAGTCTGGCTGTGACAGGTGGTGGCGTTGGCTCCGTGGTGCGCCAGTCATTCCGCAATATGCTGTACCAGCCGGGAAAAAGTCTATTGGTTCTAGCAACATTCCAGATGGACAACAACACTTCTGCCAACCTCGATCAAAAAGTTGGGTACTTTAATACTCAAAACGGGCTATTCTTCCGTCGCACCGGAGGCGTTAATTCGCTTGTGATGCGTTCAAATACCTCTGGTACTCCAAGCGATGCACGGTTTGTCAATCAAGCAGACTGGAATGGGGACAAACTAGACGGTACCGGTGCCTCTGGATACACCCTTGACCTGACCCACCCACAGATTTTATGGATGGATTTTGAGTGGCTAGGGGTCGGTTCAGTTCGGTGCGGCTTTATTATTGACGGGCAATATGTTCTTTGCCATACATTTAATACCGCCAACGTTTACGGCACAACGGTCTACATGACCACTGCCATATTGCCTGTCCGCTATGAGATTACTACTACAACATCGGCGGTTGCCGCTACGCTCACGCAGATTTGCTCCTCAGTAATTTCCGAGGGTGGCTTTGAGGCCATATCAATCGAGCACGTTGCAAGGCGTACAACAGTGCTTAACACCATAAACACAGCGGCTAACTTCCTTCCAGTTGTCTCAATTCGGCTGGCATCAACGGCGCTAGGTGCAGTGGTGCTTCCTAACCGTATACAGTTTCAACCAACCACGCTACAAGACTACGAGATTGCGCTGATTAAAAACCCAGTCCTTACGGGAGCCACTTGGGCGGCAACCGTTCCTTCTGACAGCAATGTGGAGTTTGACGTTGCGGCTACGGCGATTGCCACGGCAGGCACGATTGTTCAGACCGGTTACGTTGCCAGTTCGGGTGGCGGAGGCCAAGCAGACACGACGGCTCCTACTGGGTTTAACTGGGATCAGCAACTTGGCGTATCCCTGACAGGCGTTAGCGACATTTATACCTTGGGCGTCCGAACAATTGCTGGCGCTACAACCGGCGACGGGGTTGGCTGTATTACCTTCTACGACCTTACCCAGTGACAATGCTTGACAATTTATGGATAATTCGGTTATGACCCCGTACCTCGTGCCCCCGGAAGAAGTCGATAGATTCTGGAGCTTTTTACGGCACGGGCTTGAGGCGGTACAGGAAACGGATGAGTCGGTCGAGTGGACGCTGGATTCAGTCAATAACGCCGCTAAGAATGGCGGTGCGTATACGGTTTTAGGAGTTAAAGGCGACGTTGCGGTAGGTTTTTTTATGGGGTACCCCCAGCCGGACGAAGCGTTTTTTGTGTGGATTGCGCACCTGCATCTTGGGTATGACCTCGGGGAAGGCATTGATATGCTGGCTGAGTTTGCCAAAGATCTTGGGTGCAATCGTTTAATTTTTGGAACTAACCGCCGTGGTTGGGAGCGCGTTGCCCGTAAATACGGATTCCGCCCAACCTATTGGGAGAAAGCAATATGAGTAAATCCGGTGTACCCATAGTATCTGACGTAGCTAAAGTCGCTGGCAAAGTAGTCAAACCAGTAGCCAAAGCGCTAAAGCCAATCGCCCCAATACTTCCTTTCATACCAATCCCCGGTATGTTTGGGCTGTCCTCGCTTCTTACTAAGTCGTTACTGACAGGTGCTTTGGGTGGTATGGGTAAAGACGGTAAATTTAATCTTGGGCGGGGGTTAACCTCTGGCGCCCTTGCATACGGGCTTGGGTCTCTCATGAGTCCTGCGGCAGCTGGCACAGCGCCTACTGGGGGCACACTGGACGGTAGTACTTTGATGCCAGACTACGATCCGTTTGGTTCAGCCGCAGATTTAAGTGCCGCAGGCATTAGCGGTTCGGTACCAGCCCCAGTAACTCCGTCAGTCTCACTCCCGGTTCCTTCAAGCGGCTATGATGGCAGCGGTTTAATGGCAAATTACGATCCGTTTGGGTCAGCTACGGACTTACAGGCTGCAGGCATTAGCGGTTCAGTACCCCCAGCCCCGGCACCTATTGGTGCGCCAACAACTTATGCAGCTGCAGAAACCATACCGACTGTTGACGTAACTGGCGGAACCGAAATCGTTGGTGGGCGAGCACCCATTGAAACAGCTGTTGGTACTCCCGGTGCAGGTGCAGCAAGACCGACTTTAGGTACAGGTGAGGCGCTTTTAGATTTGGCGGGGTCTGTCGGTGAAGCAGCTGTAGATTCAGTAAAAAACATGACTCTTAGGGATGCGGCGCAGCTTGGCACACTTGGTTTTACAGGCTACGGGGCAATCACAACTAAAAAAGAGTTAGAGCGCCAAAAAGAAGAAGCTGAGCGCATCCTAAACGAACGTAGAAACAAAACAGCCGCAGAAGTTGCGCAAGCTCAGAAGTTCCTACAAGATTACCCGCTTCTGTATCAGCGCTTGACCGCTGAAGATGTCCGTACCCGTGGATTGGCTTCTGGCGGTATGGCTTCTTATGATGACGAGTTAGGTAGGGACGACGGCATGGCGATGGGTGGTTTAGCTGCTTTGGCTAAGGGTGGTATGCCTCCTCGTTATCTACGTGGGGGTGGTGATGGGATGTCAGACAGTATCCCAGCCCGTATTGGCGGCAAACAAGAAGCCCGCCTTGCTGATGGTGAGTTTGTAGTTCCAGCAGATGTAGTTAGCCACATCGGTAACGGCTCAAGCAACGCTGGGGCCAAGAAACTGTACGCAATGATGGACCGCGCTAGACAGGCGCGCACTGGCAAAACCAGACAAGCACCGGCAGTAAACGCTCAACGCTACATGCCTGCTTAAAGGATAAAACATGGCAACCTCACAAGTAATACAAACAAGTTCGATACCTTCAGCGTTTGAGACGTATTACACGTCCGGTGCCGAAGGGCAAAAAGGTCTGATCCCACAGGCGTTTCAACTATACGGTCAGGGCACCCCAGCGGCTTTTCAAGCTAAATATGTAGATCCGCTCAAAGCTGCAGGTCTTTATGGTGCGGGGCGGATTGCGCCTTTAGCAGCTACTCAGCAACAGGTTGGCGCTGAATTAGGCCAAATGACTACACCTACTCAGTTCCAAATGGGTACTGGGGCTTTGGGTTCTGGTTACGCAGCTGCATCGGGACTGCCCAGCCTGTTAGATCAAGGTTTAGTTCAGCAGTACATGTCGCCCTATGCCCAAAATGTGGTTGATGTTCAAAAGCAAAAAGCAATTGAAGACGCACAGAAAACACAGCTTGGCGTAAATCTTGGTGCAGCGCGTCAAGGAACTTATGGTGGCGCACGGCAGTTACTAGCCCAGACAGAGCGTGAGCAGGCATTAGGCCAGCAGCTTGGCGACATTCAAGCCCGTGGGTTGCAGTCTGCATACGAAGCCGCTCAAAAAGGTCTGGAAGCAGAGCGTGCAGCCAAACTCCAGCAAGCGCAGACATACGGCACGTTGGGTTCACAGTTCGGGCAGTTGGGTGTGGCTCAACAAGCGGCTGATATTGACCGCCTTAAAACCCTTGGTGCGTACGGCGACCTTGAGCGTGCGCTGTCTCAACAGCAGCTAGATGTACGGTATCAGGATCTGTTGAAGAACATTAACTACCCAGAGTCTCAGCTTGAAAGCCTTAGCTCCTTTATCCGTGGTATTCCAACGACCGATACAACACAAACAACTGTTACCCCGCCGCCTTCATTTGCTAGCCAGTTGGCTGGTCTGGGTCTGTCTGGTCTAAGTCTTTACAACCTCCTTGGAGGTAAATCCACATGATGCGTTCTCCTGAACAACAGTTTGCGATGGCTAAGCGGCTCCCAATCGGGGAGTTGGCTAAAGTTCTTCAAGGTCAAAGTGATGTAGTGGACATGTCGATTGCTGAGATGGTGCTGCGTCAAAAGACTCAAGCTCAAAAAATGCAGCAGGGCATGATGGCACAGCAAATGGCCCAAGCCCCGAAGGTAGTAGAAAAAGACTTGATGGAGGCTGGTGTTGGTGCTGTGCCCACGCCTAACATGGAACAGATGGATAGCTACGCTGGCGGTGGTATTGTGGCGTTTCAATCTGGTGGAGCAACTGGCGCACCCTTACAAAGTACGATTAGACCCGGCCCCGGACCAACTTTTGCTTCCGCTTTCCCCAACGCTGCTAGTACAGCGTCACGTATGCCGGGGTTGTTTGGGCGTGTAGGATCCTTAGCGTTGGGTCCAATGATGGCTTTTGAGGCACTTACCAGCCCGTCTGAAGAAGATGTAGCAAAGCTTCGTGAGTTTGATCGAGCCAAGGCAGTCCTCAAGGAAGCTGGGTTTAGCGATAAAGATATTGCTGCTTTGAAGTCGCCTGACGTATACCGTATGGCGTCTGGGTATGGATATAAGCCAGCAACACCTCAAGCAGCAGCACCCGCTGCAGCAGCAGCAGCACCCACAGTACCCGAAGTCGCGCCTGTAATACCTCCAGTTTCCGCTGAAGAAAAAGGTATTGCTTCATTAGTAGCTCCAAAACTACCCACGCCAAAAGAACTTACACCGGCAGAAGCGGGCAGAGAGCGGCTTGAGTACTACAAAGCGCAAGGTATTCTTGCAGATCCGTACGCCAAGGCTCGTGAAGCAATTGAAAAAGACCGTGCTACAGATACTGAAGCACGCCGTGAAGCCGGTTGGGGTCGTTTGCTTGAAGCAGGTCTTGGTATTTTGGGCGGTGAGTCACCCTATGCACTTACAAACATAGGTAAAGGTTCTCAGGCAGCAGCTAAAGGTGCCATGGAAGACATGAAAGACTTCCGTAGGTTAGAGCGGGATCGTAAGAAAGAAGAAGCCAAGTTGGCCTTTGATCAAAACGCATACCTTAAATCCGGCGCGGATTCTGACTTGGCTAAGGTTGATAAGCGGCGTGAAAAGATTGCCGATATTGGTCTTGAGCAAGCTAAGCTTAATGCTGCGTTTGACCTCAAACGGATTGAGTTGGCTGCATCTAAGGGTGATAAGCGTATGGCTTCGGCTCTGGAAGCCGCGCAACGTGACTGGAAAAACCTGCCCGAAGCACAAAGACTTACGGGTAAAATTGATGAAGAAAGCTTTATTCGTGACCGTGCGATTAAGTATCTAGGCTTTTTACAATCAGGTTCCTTTGGTTCAGCGCCAGCAAGCCAGCCAAGAGGGAAAGTAGTTAATGGGGTGTACGTTCCAGCAGGACAATAATCTATGCGGACAATTCAAGTACCGGGGTATGGGCCAGTAAAGTTCCCTGAAACGATGTCTGACGCAGAAATTGCGTTGGCTATTGAACGGGACATACTTCCAAGCGTAGAACCCCAAAAAGAAGGAATCGGCGCTGCCTTTATAGGCGGCGCTAAACGTTTTGGCTCCTCGCTGCAAACGGCTCTTGAATCAGTACTTGACCCCACTGCGGCTGCAAAGCGCGGTATCGAGCGTGGTGAGGCTATTGGGCGTGAATATGCTCCCGGCGCTAGTCTTGAAGAAGTTAAGCGTGCGTATGCTGAGCGTGGGTTGCTCCCCGCTGCTGGTGAAGCCGTAAGTCAAATACCCGGAGCCTTGGCTGAACAGGCTCCCAATATCGCTGCTACGTTGGCTGGTGCCCGTGCCGGTGCTAGGTTTGGTCTACCCGGGGCTGTCATTGGTGCTGCGCTACCTGCGGCTGCTCAGTTATATGGATCGGCTTTGGAGCGTCAAGCCGAAGCTGGTGCGCCTGAAGTTTCTCGTGGCAGGGCTGCTGCCGCTGCTGTACCCGGGGCTGCACTTGAAGTTGCGGCGACCTTTATTCCTTTAGGCCGTGGCGTTGTTGGCAAACTGTTGGGACCAGAAGTTGAGAAAGCGCTTGCCCGTGGTACCAATGAATCTATTGAGCGTCTTGCCCAAGAAAGCTTAGGGAAAGTACTAGCCAAGGGGGCTGGCGTTGGAGCGTTGGCAGAGATCCCAACTGAGATTACTCAACAAATTCTTGAGCGTGCGCAGGCTGGCCTACCCCTAACTACTCCTGATGCCTTGGCTGAGTACGGTGAGGCTGCTTATGGGGCTGGATTGGTTGGCGGTCCGTTTGGTGCCGTTGGTCGTGTAGGTCAGCGTGGCGTAGCCCGTGGCAAAGTTGCTGAGACTCAGGCTGAGGAGCGCAGGCTCCAAGAAGAACTGGCTACGGCTGAACGTGAACAGGCTGCAGCGGCTGAAGAAGCCCGTAAACAAACGCCCGAGTATCGTCAGGAACTTAACAGCAAAATCGTTGACTTGAAAGATGAGTTATCTCAAGTAGAACCTATAGCTAAAGATAAAACGATTGACGAAGACGTACGTGCCGAGGCTATTGCACGGGCTAAAGAGATCAAAGATGAGCTAAAAGGTCTACAGGCAGAGATGAAGGCTTCGACCAAAGAAGCTGGAGTTGCGCCCACGCTAGCCTCCGAACTGGCTAAACGTAAAGCTGCGCCTGCTGAGCGCGTAGTGGTCGATGAGTTTGGCAACATCGTCAAGCCCAAGAAGGCTGCGATGACCGAGGAAGAATATGCTGAAGGGTATGACCGTGAAGCTGCCCGGATGCAGGAGCGAAATGAAGCACTGCGCCGTCTGCGTGAAAAAGAAGAAGCTGAACTTACGGCTAAGCGAGAGAAAACGTACGAGGAAACCCAGCGTGGGGTACAGAACTACCTTGCGCAGCTAGGTGAACTTGAAGAAGCTGATATGCAGGAAACTGCCAAGCGGGTAGCCGCTGAGCAGCAGCGTCGTGAAGAAGATGTAGCACAGGAAATGACGCTGGATCGTATCAACTTGGTGCTAGATAACTTTGGATTGCGTGCTGCTGGTGTTGAGCCTGAAGTCCGCAAGCTGGTTGAGAGCAAGATTGATGAGGGTGTTGTTGACCGTACGGTGACTCGTGAACTGGGCATCCAAGGTCTTGAAGGTCGCACCTACCGTGGTGAGCAGGCTGTCGAAGTACTGCCTAATATCAAAGCTGCTATCGATAAGTTAGAAGAACAACGGCAAAAAGCGCTGGTTAGTAAGAAAGAACTCATGGACAACAAAGGCCAGCTAACCCCTGCTGGCTATAAACTTGTTGGCGCAGAAGCAAAACTCAGGGAACTTAAGCGTCTTCAGGCTGTTGTTGAGGGGCGTGTTGAGCCTGAGACTGGTGCTGAAGCTGCGCTAGTTGGTCGTTTGGAAACTGAATCTCGTGAAGCTGCTGCTCCCCTAGCCGTTGAGATTGAGCCGGGTAAACCTAGTGGTGTTTACAAAAAGCAGGCTGAAGATGCCCGTAAGACTGCGGACGGATCGTTTAAAGACATCGTAGCTCTGATGGATGATTACCGTAAGGGCCGTTTCTTTGGTGAAGAAGCATCGCCTGCCCAGCGCGCGCTGGCTAGTTCCAAGCGTGAGGGTTTGATTCAGGAGTCTGAGGCACTGCGTAAAGACGTTGTTGACGGTCTGATTAAAGAGATTGCATACGAGCGTCAGCTACGGGGTTTGCGTCAATTTACGCGTGATGAAGCTATTGGAGCTGGCATACGGATTGATGAAGCTTTACAGGAACTTATTACTCGTAGCACTGCATTACCCAGAGGTGCAGCAATTACAGAAATTGAGATTGAACCCGCTCAAATGCGCGGGACAGAAATTGTTAAAGAAGCCCGGACTGCCCGTATTGATCCACGCCCTTTATCTGAACGTCAGTTTGGCAACCCCCGCCGTGCTATTGAAGTACTGTCTGAGTACATCAAACAAATTAAAGATGAAGCCATCGACGCAGGCAAACGTGCCGTTCGTGCTGGTGAGAAGCCGTTACTTAAGAAACAGTACGCTGCTGCCCCTACAGACCTTATTAAAGACCTTGACCGTGTACTGCGCATGAAAAATCTACAGCCTGATGTAGCAAATACGTTAGAGCAGGCACGTCGTCGGTTGGAAGAAGGTGGCGCTAGTGTTGGGTTAGAAGACTTGGTTGAGGAACAGGTTGGCAGAATCCTCCGTGGGACTGACCGCCCGTTTACTTTAGAGCGTGATGTAACCCAACCCGGAGGTCGTCGTGCAATGGCTGCTGCCGGTACGGCAGAGTTGGTTGACGAGATCAAGACTCAGATGCGGTTTGACGCTGAGACAACGCAGTTTACTGGTGAACAAATGACCACCGTGCCCAAAGGGCGCGAGTTCCGTGAGGAGCGTGTTCAGCCTGACTTGTTCCCAGAAACCGTAGCTACCGAGCGTGCTACACCGGGGCAGTTCCAGCGTCTGCAAAAGTCTGGTGCTGTTCGGAAAGAAAAAGCACGGATTGCAGAGGCAAAGAAAAAAGCAGAACAAATTCGGATTGAAACGCAGCAAGCTGCACGTGAAGTTGCAGAAGAGCTTTCACCTCAGAACATTCAAGCAAAACAACGTGATTTACTTGGCAAAATAAACGCTTTAGTTAAACAAACTAAACAAGATATTCAAACAGCTTCGTTTCAAAAAGCAGATAAGCTGCTTGAAAAAGTTAAAGAGCCAAGGCATCAGTTATTGCTTAGTCGTTTAGAACAAGCGGCTAAAGATTTAAAAGCTGAAGATGCTGAGTTTGAAATTTCTACAGAAGGTTTTCGGCTTACGTGGGTGCCTGATACAACTGTGCAAAAGTGGATTCGATTAGATGAAAGCATTGCACAAGAAATTAAAGACGTAAAAAATTTGGAAGATCAAGCCTCTAAGTTTGCAAAAGGTTCATTGGAACAAAGAAAAGCTAAGGCTTTAGCTACACAACAACGTGTAGCATTACAAAAAATAGCACTTGCAAGACGTACTGCAGCAGAACAACTTGCAAAAAAAGAAACTGAATTAAATCAAAGAATTGCTTCTGGCTTAGGTCTTCCCGGCACACAGCTTATAGCTAAAACGCGTGAAGAATTTATTAATGACTTAATGAAAGCGCGTAAAGAAGCCGCAGTTGAATTTAAAAAAGCTAAAGCTGCATATGCAAAGTTAACGCCAAAAGAAAAAGAAGCTCAGGAAAAACCAGTTAAAAAAGTTAAACTGCCTTCTAAGTTTCATGTTGTTCCAGTTAAATCTAAAGCAGAACTTGATGCGGAAATAGCTGAGCGTCAACGTAATGCTGTCAGCGACTTGCGCCGCAAGGCCAAGGTGTCTTCCCCCGAAGCTATGTTTGACAAGTTAAAGGAAGAAGAAAAAGCTGCGGTAGAACTTGCCAAGATTAAAACGTTCCAGCTTAACAAGTATGTCAAAGAAGTTAACGCAGGCAAAGCTGCTAAGAACTTCCCCAAGTTTAAGAAGATGAGCGCTGAAGTTGACATGGCTAAAGCCAATGTCCGAAGCATCCGTGAGAATCTGCGCTTACTTAAAGAAACACAGTACGAGCCTGAGAAAGTAAAGCGCCAAGCTGCCCGTGGCCCTGTTGGTGGCGAAGTACCGTACTACGACAAGAAGTTTACGCCCGATCAACTACGCAATATGTCTGGCATGGGCTTAAGCGCTTACGGCGGCCCCCGTACATTCTCTGTGGATGACGTGGTTGACTTCCGTATTGGCGACACTGCGGGTGGTGGAATTGACCTTGAGCAAGCCAACAAGCGCATGGATGAGGTAGCAAATAAGCTACCCAAAGATTTGAAGTTTAAGTATTTCCCCACCATGGGCGATGTAACCGTGGACATCCTGAAGGATATGGCGCGGCAAGGGGTAGATGTATACGAGACGCGTATACGCGGTGGTGTGAAGCCTGACGGCACGGTGTTTATTATTGGTGAAAACCACACCGATATGACCGATCTAGAGAAGACCGTTGCTCACGAGTTTATCGGTCACTACACCTTTGAAGGCATGATGGGTGAAGATGGTATGACGAAGTTCATGCTTAAGATTGACAAAGACTTTGCTACCAAGGACAACGAAAGCGGGTTGGAAGTTCTGGCTAAAGAGCTAGGAGTTCTGGATGACTACGCTCAAGCCGTTGCCAGTGCCGGTAAGTTCTACGCTCAAGATTTGGCTGAAGGTAAGATCAGCGAGAAAGATGTTCGTCGTATTGCAAAGACCAAAGGTTTGCGCGAGATCATCGCTTACACCATGGAGAAGCGGGTTGACCAAGACTTCTTAGCCAAAGCTAAGCGCTGGTTGCAAGAACTGGTTGGCGCAGTACGAGCGTTCTTCAAGAAGCTTGGCATGGACATGGACTTTTCTACGTCTGACCTGTTCTATATGATGAAGCAAGCCAACAAGTCTTTTGAAGAAGGCAAAGCTATTGCGTACAAGAAGGGTGATGACGACGTAGCTTTCCGGTTGGGGGCAACTAAATACAACCCCGGCATGGAAGATCTTGGTGAAATGACTGACAAGATTGTAGGTCGTCAACAGGGTATGTGGGATGGCATTAAAGCCAACGCTACGGGTTTGGCGGCTAGGGTGCAGTTCGTGGATCGCTTTGCTGCACTGGAAGCATTAAGTAAAAAGGGTGTGGAGAAAGGGATCATTGACTCCCTGAAAGCCCAAGACATGATGTACTTTGCCCGTATGGCTGACCAGCGTCATTCGTTTGTGGCAGAAATTGCCAATAACGGAGCCTTGAAGCTTAAGGATGTGAAACGCCCTGACGGACGTACTGAAAAGATTATTGAGTCTGAGCGCGGCGCTAGCTTGAAAGATGTTTCCCAAGCATTGTTAGGCGCTGGTGTGGGTAACGCTGAAGCCACAGGTCGTTTGTTTACGCTGTATCTGGCTGCTGAGCGTGCGCAGCGGGTTGGCATTGAGAAGCTAAACTTTGGCGGCAAGATCACCAAGGCTGAGTTAGATCGTGTGCTTGCACTAGGTAAAAACGAAAGCACCGCAACCGGTAAAGCATTTCAGAAAGCCCGGGAGCTGTACAACGATTACAACCGTGGCCTGATTGAGTTTGCCGTACAGACTGGCGCACTGAGTAAGGAAGAAGGTGCGCGGCTCTCTAAGACCAATGACTACGTGCCGTTCTACCGTATGCGTGGGGGTAACGTAGAACTTATTATTGGTTCTGAAAACCCGATCCGTATTGGTGACATTAAATCTCAACCCTACTTACAAGAACTTGTTGGTGGCGATGAAGCCATCATGGACTTCTTTACCTCGTCGCTTCAAAACACCAGCCTGTTGACCGACATGGCACTGCGTAATCTGGCTACCAGAAACGCTGCGTTTACTTTGATGGACCTTGGTGTTGCTGAAATCCATAACGGTGATGGCCCCGCCGCTTCAAACATCATTCGTTTTAGCATGGACGAGAAAGACAAAGACGGCAAGATCGTTCACCGCAAAAAGTATGCAGTAATCAACACCCAAGCAAAAGAAGACATTTTTGGTGACATCCCCTCTGACTTAGTTGTTAAGGGTATGGAGGGTATCAAGGTTATCGTTCCGGGTGCGGTCCGCGCACTGGCTACGCCTGCTAACTGGCTACGTAAGTTTGTTACCCGCGATCCACGCTACGCAGTACGTCAGATCTTCCGTGATTCTTTAGCAGCCACGCTGACAACCGGAGCCAATATGAAGCCTGTGGTCGATACCATGGGTGAGATTGTTAAGATGTATGGCAAGGGCAGCGAGACTTTTGAAAAGCTGCAGCGCCGGGGTGTACTGGGCGGTCAGGTAATTACTGGCGCTCCTGAAGATATGGCGAAGATCATGCAGCAGATTGCTGCTGGTAAGCCCGGGTGGGATTTGGCGATGGCTAAGCTGGACTCTATCGCTATGAAGGGTGATGCCGGTACTCGCATGGCTATGTACAACTCGTTCCTGAAACAGGGTTTGTCGGAGCGTGAGGCCACACTGGCGGCGCTTGAGTCCATGAACTTTGGTCGCCGTGGGGTATCGCCAAGTATCTACTTCCTGAACGCAACCATCCCGTTCTTCAACGCCGGTATCCAAGGTATTGACGTTCTGTACCGTGCGTTTACAGGACAGATGCCGTATGAGCAAAAGCTTCAGGTCCAGAAGAAGTTGTTAGTCCGTGGCGGCATGATGGCGCTTCTCACCATGGCCTATGCCGCGATGATGCAGGACGACGAAGCCTATAAGAACGCAGAGCCAGAGCAGCGTTATGGCAACTGGTTTGTTCGTATCCCGGGCTTTGACGAGCCGTTCCGTGTGCCGATCCCGTTTGAAGTTGGTCTGCTCTTTAAGGCCGTACCGGAAGGCGTATACAACGCAGCGTTTAGTGACGAGAAAGGCAGCAAGGTTGCTAAAGATTTAGGTATGCAGTTGCTCCGTTCACTACCCGGCAACCCAGCCGACGCTGGTGTACCAGTGCCAACAGCCATCAAACCGTTTATTGAGACGGCGCTCAACAGATCATTCTTTACTGGACGGGACATCGTAGATTCTAGATTGGAAGGCGTTGAGAAACAGTTCCAGTATCGTGACAAGACGCCTGAAGTTCTCAAGGCTGTCGCCCCTGTGTTGGAGTTGCTTGGTTTATCGCCTGTTCAGGCTGAGAATATTATTCGTGGCTACACCGGTGCTTTGGGCGTGGGCATACTAAGTATTGCTAACCCTGTGCTGAAGACCGGAGCCGAGGCAGGCGCAGTCGAAGGTCGAGTATCTGAGATGCCGTTAGTTGGTGGCCTGTTCCAGCCTAACGACGCTGGGCGCGTAATCAATGAAGCCTTTGAGTCTGTGAAGGAAGTTCAGCAAAAGCAGGGTACGTACAAGCGGCTCATTGAGGAAGGCAAACTGCAAGAAGCGCAGGATTACATTAAGAAGAACATTGGTGACATTGGTATGGCTGGTTACGCTGGGGCTTTCCGTCAGCGCATGGGTGAGATTACCAAGGCTGAGCGTGCCATCAAAGCAGCACCGTCATCGCAGATGGGTCCGGAAGAAAAGCGCAAGCAGTTGGACCAACTACGCCAAGTCAAGATCGACATGGCTCAAAACTTCAAAGTGGTCCGCGAACAAATAGAACGCCAAGCCGCCCGTTAATTACACCGACATAAGCTTTGGCGTCAAACCTCCGGGCACTAACTGCGGCCCGGAGTCCTTCTTCTCGCGTCTTTTCTGTATCTAGGCTAGGAACAAAAAAGCCCTGACCTCGTTCAAGTCGTGACCAAGGATATTGGATTGCTAACTTCGTCATCTGGGGTTACTCGCCGGGATATTCTCATAGCGTTGACACGCATCTGTGGACCTTTGGTTTTGCTCATCAGGTCTTTCTTTAAGTACGTTACGTTGTACACAGCCTCTAACTGCTTCTTAAAGTCGGAGTAACCAAAACTCATGCCAGAGCAATACTTCTTAAGCAACTGCTCCTCAATGTAGTAATCCACATGCCCGGGGGTTACGTTATGTTCAACGCGCCCAAAGATTTCACTACGGGTAATGCTTTGATCTATGACGCCTTCCTCACCAATAGACGCAGCCAATGCACCCTCAAGCGCTTTGACCACCACCATCTTGCCGTAGTACTCACGGGTATAGGAGTTAAGTACATCTTCTGCACAGCGCACGTTATCTTTGACCATGTTCTTGGCGTTATCCACCATACCTTTTAAAACCCGCGTGATGCCCTCCATCGGGAACTTAGCGATGCCAGCCTTGGATGCCAGCAAAGCACCGGTTACTAGTGAAGTACAGCCTGCGATCCAAAAGCGCTCATCGTCTCTGAAATTAAATTCTTTGCGAACCTTGGTCTCAACCTGCGCCATCAACTCCGGTATTTCGCTTTCGTGATCAACTAGGTACTGCGCGTAAATGTGCCCCGCTACGCCATAGGTTGTTTTCAGTAACTTTAAAGTTTCTAGTTCATGGGTTTCCCAGCTAAGCTTTTTCTCTAGCGTCAACTCAAGCACCCGCTGTGTCTCACCCTCTGACGTATGCTTTCTTGCGCCGGTCAGGTAGTCCATGATGTGCGTATTGGAGGACAGCAACGCCATCGTATGCCAGTAGGTTTTGTTCTCACGTTCTTTGTCTGCGCCTGATTCCATACGACTTTTACCGATACCCTCAGACATATCGAAAATGAAGTGGGCTACCCACTCAAAATCGTTGCGGTTTTTGGATGTGATCTCGTCGGAGATCAGGGGCATGCTGTACAACATACCGGTGCGTTGCTTCATGGCTACGTCGGATGTGGAATTGCTAATCCGGTAGCGGCTGGGATGCCCCCAGACTGAGCCAGCCAGTTCTAGACTTAGGGTTTTCCCTGTACCGGTGGCTGTTGAACCAAGGTGAAAAGTAATCCCTGCATAGCCTGTGTACCGCATTAACGGCGCGCCAAACCCCACCAGACTGAGCGCCAGCACTTCGTGCAGCTTTTTGGCAGTCAGCATATTGATGATCTTTTGCCAATTCTCAAGCGATCCTGTGGGTACGCAGGCTTTGTTTATGTTGACCAGCCCCCGCATGGGGATGTGGGTTGGCTCTTTGTTGGGGCTGTAAATACGCTCGTTGAACACAAAAGTGTTGTTGTCTTGCCAGCCGTAGTGGTCTGGCACGATGATCGCCCGCTTGCCAATCGAAGCTTCTTCAACGCATGCCCGCACGTAGTCAAACAGGTTCTTGTCGTTGCCCTGCCCGTAGCTGGCGATGATGTTCTGCTCGGCTAGGCACTTGACCGTCTCCACGCTGGACACCACGGCTTTCTGGGGCAGCATGATCTCCGTGACCCCTTCCGGGCGCAACGCCAGCATGTGAACGATATGCTCGTTCTCCAACCGCAGGATATTTATCACAAACAAACTAAAGGGAAGCACCATGACCTGCTTGCTCATCTCGTTGCCGTCGGCATCCTCGGTCTTGGTCTCCTTAAATACAGCCCCGTTCTTGCCGTAAGAAAAGCCCCTTGGCGCCGGTGGTCGCTGGATGGTAATGGTCGGGCTAGGCTCGTCATCTTCAGCCGCTTGTGGGGGCGTTATTTCAATCTCCTTGGCCTCTGTTTCCGTGATCAGTTCCCGCCCAAGGGCTAGGGGGTTGGTGATCTTGCCAAAATGGGGACAGCTTGTGCATACGCCCGGGTTCTCAGAGTCGAACTTTAAGCAGGGGTACGGGCCTTTAATTTCCCGTAGTTTCTGAGCCATGCGGTCTGGGTCATAGGGGTGCATCTCAGACAGCCAAATCACCGCTTTCCCACCATCTTTGCACTTCTGCGCGATCGACAGCAACCCACGCCACAACGGCTCCATGCCATCACTGGTTGCGTTTTCGATGTAGTGCGCTAACTGACCGCAGCCTGTTCCGGCTTTGGTTTTGTCCACGATGTTTTTGAAAAGCGTCTGATTGTTTTCTGCCAACAGTTTTAAAGAAGAACTGTTGATAGGGGCTTTTGGTTTCTGCCCCGGCAGGCTAGCCAGCGTGCTCTCATAGGTCGGTGCTTTTAGCTTGGACTTGATGTGCGTGTCAAGGGTAAACAAAGAAAAGACGCCGCCTGTCTGAAGTATCTTAACGTCGCGGGGCTTTTCCTTTTTGTAGTTGTACGTTCCCGGCACGCGCAGAACCCTAGCCGCATCAGCCGTGCAGTTCCAGTCAATGAGAAAGTCTTCCTGTTTGCACAGGCGCTTGAAGTTCTCGGCAACAGGTTTCCACTGGGCGACTTCGGCTTCTTCATCCAAAGGCCAATAGATATGAAAGCCACCGCCAGACGACACCACGATGGGCTGACCCAACTCTGACAACCCACTGCTTTCCATAAACTTCTCATACGCAGCGATTGCTGTTTCGCGGTCTGAGTAGTCTTTGCCTTCGCCAATATCAATGTCGATAAACAATGACTTCAAGAACTTGGCGTTGTCAGCCGTTCGCTTGCCCTTCTCCTTGAAGCTAGCCAACGCAAAGTACGCATCCTTTTTCTCAGAGCCAGCTACTGCAAACAAATCAGCAGTAGTGATTAACTCCTCAAAAGAGTCTACGTAAACGTGCTCCTTCTTTGGCGTCGTGAACTCAGCGACGCAGTACGGTCCAGAGGAAGGAAGAACCGCCGCTAGAAAATCTAACGGTTGCATAGAGTGCTCCCTTTATTTGGACTGTATCTTGGCTAAGGCATTTTCGAGTTCATCACAGCGTTCTTCAAGACGTAGCAACAACTCCCGTTGGTAGTTCTCAGGCAGAGGTTCATCATCCAACCAAAGCCTGCCATACTTAATTAGTTCCCGATCTGTCAGAGCTTTAGGTTGAAAGTCGTACATAGAGTCCTCCACGCATCTTCTGTTTGTGATGTTTTAGAAAGTACCGCAATAACCTTCTCCACCTTTTCTTTGAAAGACGGTGCTACTTCGGTCACGCCGGTAAACCAGTTGTAAATCGTTTGACGGCTAGCGCCAACGATCAGGCTAATACGCTGCATAGAAACATCTCGGCGCACAGCCCAACGCCCAAGTTCTGTTCCCAGACCCTTTGGCGCTTCGTTAATTGTTTCGATTATTTTTTGTGAGTAAGGCATGGTATCCATGGGGGTACTTGCGGTGTGTACAACAACCGAATCCCAACGCTGCCAGAATTCGCTTGTTCCGCTTTCCCCCGCCCGTTAGGTTAGTCGTCTGTGTCCCAGTCTGCAACTACATTAGCGAGGTTGCTTTTGGCCTTGGGTGCGGGGGCTTCCTTCTCCTTACGCACCTCGGGTTCATCAACTTCTTCCTCGGACTCCTCAGCCTTGGGTTTAACTTTGGCCTTGGGTGCTTTACCTTCAAGAGCAATAGGCTTTTCTACTGTCTTGTCAGTCTGCGCCACGGTCATCGTGATTGCCTTGATGGCTTCAGGCGTCTGTCCCTTTTTAACGCAGACCTCGTGCTCCTCGTCGGTCAACCAACGCATAGGTTTGAAGAACAGCTTTGGTGACTGCGCCTTGGTATCAAACTTCATACGGGTAACTACCATGTCAGGGCCAACGCTTTGGGCAGCTAGCCACTTTGCATACGCCTGAAGTGGTCGGTTCTCGCCATCTTCTTTTCCAAACACGCTAGTAGCAGGCAGCGTCAGTTGAAGAACGTCACCCTCAACGTCGTTAGCCAGCACCACAGCCAAGCGTTGCGAGAACCGGCAGGCACGGGATTCACCAGCGCCAGAACCCTTGATGTTCTGCGGACAGCCAGCACAGTTTATATGCTGTGGTTCTTTGACCGAAGCATCAGGCTTTTCGCCGTCTGCTGACCAACATGCCGGGGGTGCAGGGGTGTCAGGGTTATAAGCTTCACCGTAGTAGGTGCGGCTAATTTTAGATGCGGCAGAGACAATAACAACATCGAGGAAGCGATCCTCAATAGCGGCTACTTCTTTGCCATCAGAGATCAGACGGAATACACCGCCCTTGATACTGATACGTTTACCAGATTGACCACCACCGCCAGCCAAGGTTTTAGCCAGCGCTGACAACTCGCCCTTTTTCGCAAAGTCTGGGACTTGCGCGGGATTAAATGCGACTACATTACTCATGTACATCTCCTTACTTACTAGGTTTGCGGACTGTAACTGTGTACTCCGTCGCTTGATCTAGTCCGGGGGGAATCAAGGTCGGGTTTTCTTGCAACCACTGAGTCATGTTGCGTTGAGCGATACGCTGCTCAAATAATTCAGGCACTTCATGCTCAAGTACAAACTTCTTGAACGAATCCCAATCGTTCGTGGTGTACCGTGTTTTAGTACCCAGAATGATTGTTCCTTCGTCGGTGTTGGCACTCTTTTGTCCTGTGGACATCAGAATGTCTTTCATCGCGTTCGCTATCTCAGCTTGTTGCGCTTTGAGTTCTTCAACTTGCGTTTCGTACTCTTGCGTTAGCTTTCCGACGCGGTCACGAATCTTGCGATAAACCTTTGCAAGTTTATCGAGGGGTATGTTCTCCATCTTATATGCTCCTTTTTATGTTTTACAATTTTGTCCAATCTTTTACTTTTTGTCAAGCACCTCCTCATACAACTTCACCAACATATTGTTATCCTCAACGCGTTCAGCCAAACGCTTAAACATCTTGCGCTCGATGTCACTACCTTGAATATGTATAACTGTTACCTTGTCGCTGTCTTGCCCTTTACGATCGGACCGCGCGCAGCATTGGATATAGGTTTCTGTGGACATTACTGGACCCCAGAACACAACCGTGTCAGCCGCCGTTAGCGTTACGCCATGCGATGCGGCCTGTGGCTGGATTACAAGTACGCGAGGACTCGCTTCTTCTTGGAACTGCTTGAAGATTTTGGTGCGTTTGTTGGGGGATACATCGCCGTGGATCTGGGCGCAGTCAATTTGGTTTTGCTCCAGATACGTTGCGATCGTATCTATGCTGTGTCGGTACGGGGCAAATACTAAGACCTTGCGATCCGTCTCCTCTAGCGCTTCCATCAGCACGGAGAGTCTTGGCGTGCAGTCGAATTCTACTACCTCCGCGTTATCCGTGTAGGCCGCGCCAGCGCTGATCTGAAGCAGTTTGTTGACCTCTGCGGCGGCGTTGACAGCCGTAATGGTTTCCCCTGCGGCTCTGACCAGCATCTGCTCCTTGAGCATGTTGTAGTACTTCTTTTGCTGTGGGGTCAAGGGCACATCGCGGTTCTCGGTAATGACGGGCGGGAGATCCAAGCACTGTGCTTTTGTAAAGCGTATTGCCGGTTGCAGCGCAGCATGAATCTTGTCTTGCGCATCGAGCTTTGGAACCCACTTAAACATGCTGACCTTGTTCATCGTGGAGTCGCGCCACGCTGTGTAGAATCTAGGTACGCCGTTAGGGTTAACAAGTTTAGCTAAGCCATACGCATCTAGGGGGGACTGCGATGCAGGGGTTCCGGTCATCATCCACAGCATTACGTCAGGGCGAAGAATCTTTTGCAGAGCCTTCCAGCGTTCTGTGCTGACGTTTTTATAAGCGTTGGCTTCGTCTGCGATGATGAGATCAAATCGTCCGTCGTTGTTAATCTCGTTGGCTATAAGCTTCAGACCATCGTAGTTAGTTACGACAAACTCGTAGTCGCCTTGAACCATCTCAATACGCCGTGCGGCTTGTTGGTGATGGGCGATGATTGCAGAGCGGTGAATGATGCTGTTCTGTAAATCTGCGATCCAAGCTGAGTGCATGATTGATATGGGGCACAGGATCAGGCAACGCCTGACCTGTTTTGTCCGCATTAAATAATCAGCAGCCCATAACGCCGAAAGTGTTTTACCCGTGCCGGGTTCTGAAAATACGAACGCACGACGATGTAGCGTGAGGAACGCAGCCGTTTCGATCTGATGCGACATAGGCTTGAACCGCCCGGGCCAGTCGTAGCGTGCCGTGATTGGCGATGGAACATTCTTAACGCCAAGGTTTTTAAGCACTCGTACTTCATCCAACCCCCATTTAACTGCTACTTCAAAGATGCCATCATCAAACTCATTAACAATCTTTGACTTGGGAATGATGCTGTACTTGTCAGGATTGCGTGTGCGCAGTAATAGCGCTTTGTTTTCGATTATCTGCATGTCTCTTTCAACTTTATAATTTCAACTGTTGTTGAACGGTGCGGATCATTTACTAAATCGTAATCCGCTAGATTGTTTTTCATCAGTTCTCTGCTAATGTTTTTCCAATCTGCGTCCAGCCCTTCACGTGTAACCCACGCGTTTCCAAAATGCAAGTACCACAGGTTCGCAAGTTCCTGTGGCGATATGGTGTTCATCTAGTATCTCCTCGATTTGACTTAACGCTACGTACCCGCAGATTGCTTCTGGTTGTGTTACCACCTGAACGTAGCGGAGTCTTGTGATCAACATCTTTACCATCACCCTTACTGACCGCGCCTTCTTTCTCCAACATGCGTCTGGCTTTTACACGCTGCCCCCGCTTCTTAATTTGTGAGTCTGTGCCGTGATAGTCGGCATATTCTTTTTTGTAGTTGCGTTTATTTGCTGGCGTTCCCATGATTACTCCTTAATGTTTAGGGTGAAACTCACATCCCCGCACAGGACACCAACCGCATAAGGGTGTCTGATTGGGGTTCCATACATCGTTATCGTGGCACGCCGCAAGCTTCGCAACGCGTTCTCTGTATCTTTGCCATGCCGCAGGTGCTTCGTCAATAGTCATTTTGTACTTCACCATCGACTCCTTGACTACGAACAGAAGCGCTGAGTTGACCTGACGCACGTGAGGAAAGTTTGCAAAGACCATCAGCGACATCAACTCCAACTGCCCTATGTCTGGGTACTTATTGTTGCCGGTCTTGTAGTCCACCACCCAAGCAGTCAGATTGTCGTCATCAACGATCACTAAATCAGCCACACCCCGTACCCAAACTTCAGACGCCTTAAACTCACAGGGCGTTAGATCTTCAGTCAGCGCCATCTCAAGTTCAGGGTATCTACGCCCGGGCTTTGTCAGTAACGCGTCAATGGTAGGCTTAACAAACAAGAACTGTTCCGGTAGCGGTACGTTATCCCGTACGTAATCTTCTGCTGCTTTATGTAGTTCTTTACCGTACCGGATCTGCTCGGTGTCAGGCATTGGGTACTTCTTAAGAACTTTGACTTCGTGATACCGCCGGGGGCAGTTCTCAAAATCTTTCAGTCCTGAGTGTGACCATTTAATTGTCATTTAAATCTCGCTGAGATAATCGCTTGGGTGAGTCGCTCTGAGAACGCTGTTACAAACTTCTCGTCAGCTTCCAGCCTGCTGCCCATGTCTTTCAGTATGGCGTGGGTCAACTCGTGCCAGAACGTATCGTAGATTTCTTCGCGCTTGAACCTTACGCCACGTACGTTGCTGTGAGTAGCTACTTCAATTACTTTTTCTCTGTACCACGTACCACCCATAGCACCCTTCTTATGTAAATGCTTAACTTGTTTGACTTCGTAATTCGCTTTACCAACTTTGATACTTGTGGGTATCTTCACTTTGCGTCTCCATAACGTTGCGCATGCCCTATGTCTGCTGCTAATGGAATCCCCGGCATGTATTTGGGAACCATAGTCATCTGTGCCAGAACCCATTTTTCAGCGTCAACTACTTCCGCTTCGGGTACTAGCACCACTACCTCATCGTGAACAGTCAACACACAGGGGTACTGTTTTTGTATCCTGAGCATGCCGTCTGTCATGACGCAACGAGCCACCGCCTGAACGATGTTTTCAGTCAGCTTCCCGCCGTACAACTTCTTTTTATCTTCACCGTACGACCATTGGATCCTACCTTTTGGGTCAGGTTCTCCAACCAGCAAAGGATACCGCAAGGCTAACCCACTTGGCAAGACAATTCTTTCTTTTTCAAACGTCAGGCATTTGTGCGTGTAAGGTTTACCCTCGACCAGACTGCGTTTGATCAGCGCATCGCACATCTCCCAGAATGTCTTAACAGGCTGGGCTGCGTCACGATATTTATCAATAATCTTTTTAGCCGATACACAATGTACGATTAGTTCCGGCTCGGTGCAGGTGTGCGGTATGTCTTTCATGCGTTGTAAGAACGGCTCGTATGAAATGAACTCGTTAACAAACTCCGCGCCCACACCAAGTTGTTTAGCGAAAGCCTTGTCGTATCGGGTTGGCGGTGCGCCAAGAAACCCTGTCAGTAATTGCGCCGCAAACGATGCCCACCCTAGCCCATAGCCACAGCCCAGTAGCGCGGACTTGGCAGACTGTCGTAGGTCAGGATGGCTTTCTTTGGACATGCCGGGGATACCAAACATCTGCGCACCGAACTGAGCGTACGCATCTTGCCCTGAAGAAAATATCTGTAACAACTCTGTGTAATCACACAGCCATGCCAACACCCTTGGTTCTATTTGAGACAGATCACAGACAACGAGCGAATACCCGGCTGGTGCTTGTATAGACTTGCGAAGGAATGAACCGCGCTTAAGATTCTGTAAGTTAAGACCAGAGCCTTTCGACGCCGACCAGCGACCTGTGTGCGCCCCATAATAGTTAAGGGGAACCGGAAGCCTACCTCGCTCTGAAATGTCAAGGAAGCGCTGCGCCCTCGTTCTTTCCAGCGTGGACTTAACGGCAAGCCTTGCCTCGCATAGGAGCGCCACATCTTCGTTGTCGGAGTTAAGTAGCGCTTGGAAGTGAGCATCATTCTTTGCAAGCGCAAGTGCTTCTTTACCCGTTGTCTTACTGATTTTTTTAGGGGGTTCAAGGCCCATCTCTGATAGCACGACAGCAAATTTATCGTTGCTTGCCAAGGTTGATTCTTCAATGCCAAGGCGATCAAGAAGTTCCTTTCGTTTAGTGCTTTCCTCCACGATGGCTTCACGTAGCATCTCCTGATCTAGTTCTAATACCGGATTTGTAAACATCTTAAGCGTAAGGTCAATCAGCCGTAGTTCTTTGGCAGGGTATCCTTCAATCAACCGCTTGAATACTTCTTCGCACAGGAACGTGTCGTGCTTGCAATACTCAGCCAACTCAAACTCAACCTCATGAGTCAACTCCTCTAAACCGTCTGTGCTGTGTACCGCCTGCCCTTTGGGGGGTAGCCCAAACTCATTAGCAAGTTTGGCTAAGCTGTTACCGGCTTCCACCCCACGCAAGGCACGCGCCATAGACAGCGAATCAAACACAAAGCATGGCTTGGCTCCGTATACCCATGACAGAATCGCTATATCAAACTGAGCGTTGTGCGCAAGCACGGCTGTGGTTGACCAGTCGATCGCATTAAAGGTTGCTTGCAAGTCTTTGTGAGATACCCACACAGTTCCCGGTACGTCGTAGGTTTTGATGCAGCACCCAAAAGCTTTGAAGCGTGGGTCACGGATGTACTGCTCCGTGGTCATCTTGGACAGCGTGTATTCTTTGCGGTCCCAGCGTGTTTCAAAGTCGATGACTAGTAATGTTTCATATGGTTGACTCAATTTAATATCCTATCTGGGCTTGTATCTTTAATTGTTTCCCGTACTACACCCATACCGCTTAACAGCAACGCCATTACTTCTTCAGCGTCAGCGTGTATGGCTAGGAATTGGAACTTCTCTGCTTCTGGATCGTATGTCATTAACAAACCGTTACAACCTTTGCCTTTCTCCATCTCAGCAAGTAATTCTCGGGCTTTAGTAAATATTTTTTCCGGTTCTATGTGTTCATCTTTATCATCCATGATGCTCCTTCAAATAAGTTTCTAGTAAGTCAATGTTGGTTTCGTTTATCACAAACGCTTTACCACCAGCTTTGCGTATCTTTTCGATCTCGGCTTCTTGGATTGCTGTGGTCTTGCCTTTGCCTGCTTTGCACTCCACCGCAAAGAAGTACCCTCGATAACAACCTATGATGTCAGGTACACCAGCCCTACCAAACGCACCCATAGCGGGGAAGAAATAGTACGCTTCGTACCGCTTGAGCAACTCACCAACTTTCTTTTTGACTTTACCTTCGGGGGTCATAGTAGGGCTTCCTCTAGTTCAAGATACTGTTTCTCACGCTTTGGTTTTGGTAGCACGACCAACTTCATCCAAGGCAGCATCCACCGCTGCGCTTCCTCCTTCGTCCAAAATATCCGCAAGGGACCGCACTCGTCCATAACCTGATACCTTGGCCTGTCTTGCACAGGCGTAGCATATCCAATACAAACTCTGATTGTTTTCGCCATACACAATTGCTCCTTCCCTGTCTGCGTGTGTTGACTGACACGACTTGCACCATTTTTTCATTCTTTTATCCTGTAAAGAGTTTGTTTGCCAACCACATGTAAATCCAGCAAGTGTTGCTTGTGCCACCTGATTAGGTATGTGCGGACTGTTGAGATAGGAACCATCAGTTTCCTAGATATTTGCCTCGCAGTACAAAACCGTTTGCGCCCAACAAGATCGTTCCAAACTTGATCTTCAACGGTCATCATAGTTTTATCCACTATTATTTTTCCCTTCAATATCCATACAAGTTCTCCACACCAAGAAGTCATGCTTCTTGCCAAGTTCAGCCATAAGTTCTGAAACCTTAGTTGTAATCTCGGCCCTAGCGTCTTGGTTTATTTCGTAAAAACTTGCAACTCTGACAGAAAACTTGAGTTCTTCTGTAACTGCATGAACGCTACTCATGTGTTCTTCTCCTTTAGTTTGGCTTCGATGGCTTTGGCAAAATCCAAAGTGGATTCAATCTCCCAATCCCCAACAGGCAAAAGTTCTATCGCCTCATCTTCCGTCAGCCCAACCCATTCACGCTTTGAAATTGCTTTAACAACAGACGGGCTGATGAAATCGGTAGGCGGCGCAGAGAGCCAGAAGTCATGAGGCGCACCACAAGTAACACACGCCCCAACTATGTCATGTTCACGTTTTGCCGTTTCATCGACACGTTCTTGCGATATGTTGATGGCGTAAACCTCTAACGCCTCCAAAACTTCCTTGAGTGCTTTTTTACCCATGTCGGGGATAGCCAAAATGTCTCTGTTGGTCATGGCTTGTAGTGTTTCTACATCGTAGACACGCCCATTCCGCAAACGGTTTTCAGTAAACACCGTTAAGCCCAAAACCTTAAGTGGTGTTTTTTGTTCTTGCTTCTCTGCCTCTGCAATGGCTTGGCGTAGTGCGGTGATGGCCCCACCATTCAATTCGTACCCATCTGTAGAAATTCCAGTTTGCTCAAAGCGTTGTCGCTGTCTGCGTTCAACCAATGACCGATACAACTTGTCGTCACTTTTCGCCATGTCGCCATAGGTATCAATGTCATCAATGATGTCCCAGAGTTTTTCCAAAGCCTCCAATGCTTGCTTCATTGCTGATATGCTCATTCCTCACCCCTTGCTCTGATTCGTTCCGCAGCCTTCAAAAGCACCAATCCGCCGCCGCCTTTACCACGAGCATCGGCATCAGCCTCAACCAACTTCGCACAAGCCTCACGCTCATCAGCCCGGACTAACTCAGCAAACTTCTCAACGTCAAGGCCATCGGCAAGGTTCATGCACTCGTTGTACATCTTTATGTGCGTCATCTTTGCCTCCATGTAGGCTTTGATTTGCTTTTCTTCTTCTAGATCTCTCATGCTTTACCTCCTTCCCACTTGTTAAGATAATCCATGCCTTTGGCGCTGACTTTGATGTAACACTTACGCCCATCCTTATCGTCAGGGTGAGCGACTACATCCACAAGCCCAAGTTTTTTAAGCGCGTTCAGCTTCTTGTGCGTGGTTGCTGGTGAAGATACCTTGTCTTTGTTGCACTCGTCAACAATAGTTTGCGTTGGCGTAGCCTTGGGGAAATCACTCAACAAATCCAACACGCAGTCAGCCACGAAGTCCATCTCGTGATCTTTCTGCAAACTTAATACTCGTAGCGGTCTCATTTCTTCCCCCCTTCCATGTGCTTGTCAACCGCATCTTCTGCGTCAGCGCCCAATCGCATGATGATTTCATCCATGGCGCCCCCGACACCTGCCAATGCTGTGGCGCAACGATGGCGATTGCACTCATCGTTTCGTGCTAAGTCGTCAGCAATAATGGTCAGGGCGGTGCTTAGTTTGAACAGCATGTCCATGTCGTCTACTACCCGCACGGCGGTAATCTTGGCTTCCCAAGGGTGCTTTACTTTTTTTGTTGTCATTTGTATGCTCCTTAAAAGTTAAACTTATCCATAATCTCAGCAACCTGAGTCCGAACTTCCACACGAGCCGAATCATGCTTACGCAAATCATCAACATCGACGGTGCGCAACAGTCTCTCCAGCGTAGCGCGAGCCTTCTCCAAGACAGGGTCATTGGTAAGATTGAGCGCCTTGAGGACATCGCAGAGTTCAAGCCCACCCTCAACGAGGGAGTCGTGGATGCGGGACTTCGTGACCTTGCCATTGACCTCCTCTACCTTCAGACGCTCCATCATGCGCTCCAAGTGCGACTTCAAACGCTCACGCGCTTCCTTCATTGCTAACTCGATACGCTCGTCAGCCAACTTGGCTAACTTCTTTTGTAGTTCTTCCTGTGCTTCGTTACCAACATCAACACGGAAGTCGCCAGCCTTGGGCACAGGCATGAAGTTCAAGCGGAACGAAAACTTATGCGACATCTCACCGGCACTTGGGTATTCGCTACGGTCAAACATATCACCCAGAGCCATAGCCTGAGCAGTAATCAACGACGGATACACTTGCACGAAGTCGTTGACTAGTTCCACAAATTCTTCCTCAAGTTTGCCCATGCGATCGTTGAAGTCCATGAACTTGGAAGTTGGCAGTAAGCGTATGCCGGTGTCAGACCATGGCAGGGTGTTCTCATACACATAGGTGCGGACAGCGTTAACATGCTTTTGAATTACATCTAACTCGTTACGCCCTGCAAGCAGGTGCTTGTTAACTCGGGCAGCATCTTTCGCTCCTGCACGCTTGCTAACAACAACCTCATCAGTTGCGTTCTTATCCAACTTACGGGCGGTCCAGACAGACGCGTTGAACTCAACGAGTAACGCGCAAGAATCAATGTTGTATCTATTCATTTGTATGCTCCTTTATTATTTAGGCTAAGCGTAGTACTTCTAAATTCTTAGTTTTCTTGTTAGTGGTTGTGGTGTAAGAACCTCTACCCCATGTATTAGTTAAGTGCGCGGACAGACTGCTTTGAATTGCAGCGTACGGTAGGTTGTCGCTGTACGGAATCTCCACCACATCACCCACAGACACATTCGCAATGTATGGCAGATAGTGTCTTTTCAAATCACCGTAGTGGTACGGCAGATCATCGCGGTTGACCGTATGCTTGCGCTTGTCTAACACTTTGTTGGGATCGTGAATGATCTCGCTGTTGACCGGCGTAACGATCTTAAATGCACAGCCCACCGCTTTCAGTCTAGACATAGCATCATCAATTGCTTTCTTGTGTACATCACGAAGTTCACGGACTGGTTTCATGTTGCCCTTCCTTTCTTGGCGCTTAGCCATTATGTTGTTCAATGCCTCTGTTAGTTTGTTTCTGTGTTGCTGTTCTTCTTGTTGCTTTTGGTTGTTAAACATCTCATCAAAGTCCTCGTCGGCTACTTCAAACAAATCACGCTGTTTCATGTTGGTCTCCTTAAGCATGAATACGCAGGGCTTTGCCATGCGCGGGTTGAAAATGATCGTTGTTAACTACACCCCACAACTCGTTGGCACAGACAGCGACAGGGCACGCATCGAGATAGCCATCGGTCAGCCAAATGACAGCCGTTGGTTTGTAGTCGTGCTTGACGATGTAATTAGCAACGCATTGTGGAGAAGTACCACCGCCACCGGCAGGCTTGAGTAGCCCTGCGATGTCATCAAACTCACCGCGATTGAACACTTGTTCAGCGCACACCTCGGTGTCCCACCAAATGATACGAACCTTCTCAGGATTGGCTTGCTTGCAGATGTTGGCTACCTCACCGAACACCACCGGATACACACCACCCATCGAACCCGATGTATCACCGGCAATAATCAGTTCACCGATCGCTACATCAAAATGTGTTGGCATCAAGATGTCATGGGCAAGAAAGCGACGGTTGGGGGGATTGAATCGGGAATACTCGTCACCCGTCACGACTTGCTCGATGAACTCACGCAGGGCGTTGCGCCAATCAGTATCACGCTTGACACCAAGACCAGCCAGAGGGTTGCCACCCTTGTTGCTACCCGCTTGCAAACGCTTCTGCACCATATCGCCATGATTGAGGGCATCTTCAATCTGCTTCTCGATTTCCTTGGCATCAACATCTTCAGGCATAGGGAAGTGTTCATCGAGTGGCTCATCACCGCCGTCTTGCCCACCCTTACCACCACCGTCTTTAGATGTGCCGTTCTTGAGTAAATCTTGCAACACATCTACGAACGAACGGTTGTAATACTTAGGATCGAGCAAAGGCTTTGGATTGGTTGTGAACTCGATGAACTTGTGGTCAGGGTCAGTCTGCTCAATGAACGCATTGACTACATAATCCATAGCGATGTTAGACAGGTCAGGATACTTCTTCACGATGTCTTTGTAATCGACACAATGACGCAGGGCTTTGTGTAACGCCTCATGGCATTGAACAAACCGTAACTGCTTGCGTGTTTGCCGTAGCGTGAACTCTGTGCCGTAGAACACATCGACACCATTAGTGCCTGCCGTTGGCATGCCATCGACAATGTTGACATTACCCATCGTGACCAGACCAGACAGCGTGCAGAAGTCCATGTGGTTCATGATGTCGATGTTGACAGCACGCACGCGCTGTTCGGGACTCATGATGTCCCATGTAGATTGTTTGGTATTCATATTGATACCTCCTTCTTGTTATTAAACTTTGTAGTAAATCTTGTTGTCAGCCAGCATGCGCCCGAACTCCGTAACGGTTGTGAACAAACCAACACGCTGAGAGTCAGCGACACGACGGCAGAACAACGACTGCATCTCGGGTTGTAGACGCATTACATACTTGGTGAACGCCTGCGCTTGATCCCGATCCTCTGCGCGAGTGATGAATTGAAAGACCTGAACTTGTTGCGCGATCTTGTTGCTTGGGATCGGGGCTGTGTCAGGGGCAGAAAGAATACTGTTGATAGGGGGAAGTTGTTTCCCGAAGCGAATGAACGAATCAAGAACAGAAGCGAATGACTTACCCACCGTACCCTCCAACGCACGACGCAGGGTATCGGAGTCGAACTGATCCATCACATCTAAGATGTCGCATGCTGCATGGATAGAACGCCACGACGCATACGCATCTTGCACAACCTTGGGGTTGAAGATGTGTGGGTTGTCTTTCTCGATGTCTTTGCCCTCGTACTTGCCACCCTTCATGTAGTCCATGAACGAATCGCCAATCATCGGGTACTCCTCCACGCACGCTAGCATGATGGGGTTCAGTCCGTTGGGGATCGCGTAGTTGTTGAGCCACTCGCTTGTGTAAGCCTTACGCATCTTGACCACGATCAAACGATTGCGTAGGTGTGCTTGCAACGAATCGCCCAAACCCTCGAACGACAGGTTAGTTGCCGCGAACCACACCGAACCCTCGGGCATTACATAGTTGCCAATGCGTCGCTCGTAGAGGACCGGAGCCAACATGTTCTTAACGAACTGCGGAACCTTGGCGATCTCATCGAACATACCCAATACAGGGCGCGAACCATCTACGCCTTTGCGATTGAACTTGGACACACCAAGGCGCTCGTTGGGCAACTCTGTGGACACGCCACGCTCACGATCAAGGTCAGGCATGGTCAGCGAACCATCGCTCAACTGCGTGGAGTCGATGGGCTTGATCTTGATGTGGTTGTCGAACTTGGCGTCTTGGCACAGCGTGTTATGCAGGGCTGTCTTGCCGATGCCGTTCTCACCCATCACGATGACGGTACGCGTAGCGCCAACTGCTTTGATTAAGTCAGCAACCTGTTGGTGTGAAAGAAAGTCGTTTGTATTCATATTTATATGCTCCTTTTAATTAACGATTTATGTAAAAGATTTTACAGGGTTGTAAAAGATTTGACAAGGTTTTAATACACTACCCCCTTCCTATTAACAAGTTTATCATAAGTCTCTATCCCTAACATGTTGGGAATATCACCAAATGCAGGCTTAACCAGCCCGTAGCACCGCTTGGCAAAGGTCTTGGCTAGTTGGGGGTAGGGCACATACTCGTCGCCCTCAGCCAACCCCGCTAGGTACAGCAGGTCAATCTCCACCGCCTTCTTGATGTCCTCCCAAGTGGGGGTCAGGCGTGCGATAACCTCGGGGGTATGCGCACTCAGCAGTAAGCCATCGACAGGGATTTGGCATTTACTCTTCATTTCTTGGTACTCGTTGTAACCCATACGCCTACCTGTGTCGTACTGATAAGCCCTGCGGTTGACGATGCTCTCGGCTATGTTGTGGCAACAGTTTGTGGCGTACTGCACGACTGCTGTTAAGTCGTCAGGAGTAAGCCCTTTGAACCCTTCTATCTTCAACCTAGCCTTCGTATCCGATGACACCGCCTTGTCGTACCCGCGTGCATTAAACGGTTGACCTTTGCGCTCATTGATCTCAACACCGTCAATGAAAGACTGATACTGCATCTCCAGCATGTCGAATACAGGCGTGAAGTCCTCACGCAGTTGCTTGCGTTTGGCTCGGTGCGTATCGGTAGATGCCTTGCGTGTGAACGGGACATGCACGCTTTTCTCTGTGATTACTTTGCCGTGCATATCGAACACAAGCCTGCAGGTGAAGTGCTCGCCCCACAGATGCCTAGCAATCTCTCCTTGATTTGATAACTGCAGAAGAAACTTCTCACCGTCTTGCTTGGTAAACTCTTTGCGGTTATACCACCCTGCGTTCCACAAGAATCTCTGCGATGAGTTGCTGTAATGATTGAACAACCACACCGCTTCCTCACCATGTGCATTGGGTTCAAAGTAGCGCACGAGTTCGGTTGTGTACAGGCACAGGTCATAGTACTTAACGCCATGCGCTTCACCGCGCTCGATGCGTAGGTGTGGTGACGATGTGTTGCGTAGTGGGCGTTGATGTTCAAACCACTTCTTACTGCGTGCAGGGTAGCGTGTCTTTTCAAAGTAGGTATGTGCCTGCTTGTAGTTTTCTATCTGCGCTACATTCCATGTGTTAATCATCATAGTAATTCCCCTTTCTTGTTAAACAAATATTCATTGGCATCGCAAAGTTCTGCGATGTATTCTTCACTACACATACGCTCGTACTCATCACACAGTTGTTTGTATATCTCATCAGCGTAATCACGAGCAGATTGCAAGACTTCATCTGCAAGAGTGTCGGCGTAGTCTTCAGGCAGTACATCAAACAAATTACAAGCACTTGCACCGGCAAACACACCAACCTCAAGATGTGCATTCTCCTTAGTTTGCCAATAACCGTACCAATTATTTCTCACCATGGTGTTGCTGTGCGTGTAGTGGCTACTGCTAAATGAGATTTTAAGTTTCTTCTCAGCCCAACCATTCTCAATCAGAGCAGCAACGATGTGCGCTTGTACATCATCAGGTTTGTGTTTCTCCAGCCACGCCACCATATCCACATAGCCTGACCACGATGCACCATCACCTTGTGAGTGAGAGCATGAGAAGGCTATGTCCCGTATGTCAAAGCCTAGCGCCTTGCCTTCTTCCTTGGCGTTGTCAGTAATGCACTCGTGCCAATAAATATCTTCATACATTGGTTGGAGCGTTGAGCATGCTTGCTCCTTGGCTTGCGGTGTCAGTTCCTGAAATGTGTAGCCCGTTATCTCTACTGTTGTTGGCATTGTCATTCTCCTTTGCTGTTAGTTTGTTAGCGATAAGTTGCAAGACTTCAAGCACGATGGTTTCTTTCAGCGTGTCCATCTCATCTCTGAGTTCATCAAGATCGCTACGCAGATCATCGGTTACATCGCTCTCAACAAAATCGCAACTGTGTCTGATGTAAGTATCAATTGCAGACTCAACCTCGTCGCTGTCTAAGATGTTGTTATCTCTGATGTACTCTGCAACGCAGTCATCAATTTTGTCGTTGAGATCATCTTTTGTAACGCAGTCAAGTCGATTAAACTCACGCTCAACATCTTCGCTGATGTCAAGGCTGTTGCTGACTTCGCTTGCTATGTCATCAATGTCAATCGCATCTTTTGCTGCCTCGCGTGCTGCCTCCTCACAACGACTGAGCAAAGCATCTGTGAATTTGCACTCATCAAACGCAATCTCTGCAAGTTGATTGTTGCTGTTCTGAATCGCTTCGAGTTGCGTGTGTGCCTTGGCAATCTCAAGTTCTAGGTTAGTGATCTTGCCAACGAGTTCGTCATAGCGACGCTTGTTCATAACTGTTAGTTCCATGATTAAGTCCTCCATTCAAAGTTGTCAGGTATTTCTATCTTGCGTGATATGCACAAGGCGTTGTCTGCGTAGTTGGAATACGCCACCTCGTTGTCCTCGTACTCCTCACCAACACGCACAAACTCAACCGCAAGTTTGTAATCACGCTCGTGGTCAGGTAATGCTTCATTGATGTCATCAACCCAACGGAACAGGTCATCTTTGTACGAATCTAATTCGCTGTACCACTTGATGTCATCGAATGTCCACAGGATTGTGCGCTCGCCTTTCTCATCACGCATCTGCTTTACGCGCTCAAACAAAGCGCGGTCATACTCAGGGTCAAGTCTTTGCACCAACATCGCCTCCACCATATCGACCTTGTCCGGCGTGCCGTACAGCATTAGTGCTACACAGGATCTATATCCCATCTTTGTGCTCCTTTCTTTTTGGTTTCTCTTTTCTTATGTCCAACCAAATCACTACACCAATACCTATAAACACCAACACCACGAACCACACCAACTCCTGCGCGGCTTGTGCTGCCTGTCCTGATTCATACCACCATGATGTTTTCATTTGTCATCTCCTTTGTTGTTAGCATCTGTCGTCATCTAAATCCTCCCGTTTGAAATAGCGTAGTGACCGCACGAAGTGCGTCTTGTATGCGTCATCACGCTCTGCGTTGATCTTGTTTGCCAAGTCCTCCGCTTGTGTGAATGATTCAAAGGCAAAGAGCACATCTTCCCTGCCCATGCTTGGATCGTAGTAGTACACGATGTACACAAAGTTGTTAGTCATTTACCTGCTCCTTTGATGTTGATTGGTAGATTGCTAAACGCCTTGCCTTGCAGATACGACGGATCAAACCCATAGCACCCAGCCGGTATGCCTATGTGCTTGTTGATGAACTCCCGCGTGAATGTGTCGCTAGGTATAAGGCTCGTGGCTATGTGCCCCGCCGTTGTGGTCACGCTAGTAGTCCAGTTAAATCGAAGTTGCTTTCTCATTTACCTGCTCCTTTCAATGCGTCTAATAACAAGTTACATATCGCCTGCAGTCTTTCTACTTGGGCGTCATTCTTTTCGTCACCGCATATACCGTCGATGACATAGTCCAACCAACTAATAATGTCGCCAACTTGTTCTTCCGTCAGGGTTACTGTTATGTTGTCGTTCATTTGTCATCACCTCCTGTTAAAAGACACGCCAAAAAGTAAACACAGAACGCAATACAGATCAGACCAAGCGCACCGTTAAGTGCGCGCAGAAACTCTGCGATCTCACTCATAGCAACCCTCCTCTCATTAACAAGTTAACAACAAGATGTGACAGCGTGTATGCCGTCAGACCAAAGGCAATCGTGTACCCGATGAAGTTGCTCATTTAACTAACCCACCTTTCTGATTTATGCCGATGAGATCTCGGCGGTCTGTGATTAAGATCGCGTTGCTTTTGTGCAGGTGCGCCACCGTGCGGACAGGAGGCGGGAGAAGTTCAGCGCAGTCCTCGCATCGTTCTCGGTGCGCTTTGCTTTCTTGGTTGGCATACCACCGCCCTAGCGGATACTCGTCACCGCAGTCCACGCAGTTGAGCGTTTCGGTTTTGACTTCAATCATTTCGATTTCCTTTTGGTTGGTTTCAACAGCACGCACTCACGCTTAAACCTTGCCCAATCGTCACGCCCTGCATCAGGTAAGGCGGTGAGTACCCGTTGAGGATTTGTGTGACTGTCACACATCTCGGTCTTGTACCTGTTAGGTTTATCTTGAAGTGCTTTTGTTTTTGCCATCAGCAATACTGCGTTTGCCTTCGAGTTCATGACACACCTACCTTTCTTCTTGGTTGGACTTCTTGGATTTCCAATGGGCTTTCATCACCCTGCTTGCTACTGCTGACTTCTTCTTCGCACCACGCGCTCGGCGTCGCGCAATTAGTTCTTCGACTACCAAGGGGTTGACGCCCTCGTTGATCAACCTTCTATGTAATTCGTTTGGTGTAAGGTCTTTGCTCTTACGCCTAGTTTGTTTATGGCAATCGTTGCACTCCTTTCCAATGTAGGTCATGCGTTGGGTTGCGAGAGCGTTGCGTAGCCACGCCCTTGTTTGAGATAGCGTAGCCATGCGCTTGAAATCTTTGCGTTGCTTCGCTGTTTTACAGACAGGACAGATCATGCTTTCCATGCGGGTGCTCCTTAAAAATGTCCACTTTTTTTCGGTTGTGTCCACTATGTCCACTTGCTGAATATTTTCTGGACACCGTGTAAGCCTTGTCGCGCCTTGATTGTAGCAGGTAGCGTCTTAGGTACATACCAAATTTGAGATTGCTAACCAACTTCTTTTTGTTTCTTTTTGTACGCCAAAATAAGTCCATAAGTACACTAGCCCATACATACATAAGTAATTTATAAAAAGATATGTATATAGTGTAGTAAGTGGACAGCGCTAGTGTTGGCGCGGGTTTGGGGGTGTCCACAAAAATTTTGCGAAGTGGACATAGTGGACAAATGTCTGAGGGGTCTGAAAAAGCACCCCTTACTGCTAACAAGTTTGTAGGAAGCAAGCACTAGTCTTTCTCGGCTGTGCGCTCGATCCATGTGGTGAAGTTGTAGAACCGCTTGTCATCTTTGCGTTTGTGTTCGGTCTTGAACCGCAACAGAGCCTTGCGCTCCCGCTTCTTCGCTTCGTTCTTGTCAAAGTATTTCATAACATCTTTGTGAGTCTTGCTCATTTGATTCTCCTTAGTAAGTTTGTGTGACAGTCACACATTACGATGCGTTGGCGATAACCCAAGCGCGGTCTTTTGCGGATAACAACTTAAAGGCTTTGAGTACGAAGTCGCGCTGTGACATCAGATCCTTCTCGGTCTTGTTACGCGAAGCACCCTTGTTAGTTCTGCCTGCTCCTGCCAACAAGTTAGTCGTAGCAAGTAATGAGCGTAGGAACGAGTACGCGGTGTCGTGGCGTGTGCCGTCTTTGCGTTTGAGTGTCCATGTGCCGTTGCGTGTCTGCTCCGCGACTGCGCCATACTTCTTTGCAACAACGGGCACGATGTGCTTGCCCACGAACTCCCATGCTTCAGGCATATCCATGCCTCGTACTTCGCGCAGTATGTCCGCCTGCACTTCTACTAACTTCTTTGTGGCAACGGCACAAGCCGCGAACAACTGCTCAATGCTAACTGTGATGTGATGCTGTTTCATTTGTGTATCTCCTAAACAAGTTTGTGTGACAGTCACACAGTATGGGCAGAGCCAATCCCTGACCACACCTATATTATAGCATTATCATTAGTTTCTAAAGTTTGTTGCCGAGGCTTTTTTGGTTTTGCGAACCCCACCGGCAGGGGGGCAACCATATTTGGCGACGACGACACGACGCCGCAAGGACACTATTTGTCAGCCGCAAAGCCAACTTTGTAAAACCTGTGTACAGACCCACGACAATTTTTTGACCCCCACCCCTTCAAACGCCTAAATAAAAACGAAAGGGGGAAACAGATATGCTAAAAATTTCTATAAAAATTATAGTGAAAATTGTCAAAGATTTGACAGAGTAGGTATTGGGCGCTTCGCGCCCATGCTCACTGGCACCCACATAAAAAAACCCCCCGAGAGGAGGTTCGGGGGGTAAAGGCCGCTTAAGCCAGAAGGAGACATACAAACAGAAGACCCCCCTTGCGGGTTGTCACGGTCAAGTATACACTTCGCCCAACGTGGGTCAACCCCACGCTTTACGGGGAACCCCGCTTTGTTAGATCACTTGCAGACAATTGAGTTTGAGCCGGAAGTTCTGGACGCCCCAGACGACGGCTTCGTGTCGCTTAAAAAAACTACGGCCCACACACTGTTGGACGCCCAGATCAATACGGCTGACTGGTTAAAAGAGTTGGGCGCCGAAGACGACGAATCTATCGAGCAGACTGCCCAAGCTGGCGCAGCCAGAGAAGCGTTCGCTGCACTCACCACGGGGGCACCCGACGCCAAAACTATCGTTTCTAAAATAAGCACCCCACCCGCAGTGCGTAAGCTTGTGACTATGCTCTCGGCATATGACTGGCAGTTTGTGGAGGAGGCTGGGAAGATCAGGGGCAAAGCTGTGGCCCAGCTGGTTGAAGAAATGGAGCACCCAGATGCCCGGATACGCCTAAAAGCTATTGAGTTACTGGGTAAAGTAACTGAGATAGGGTTGTTTACGGAGCGGGTAAGTATTAAGAAAGAAGAACTGGCGGATCACGAGCTTGATGAGCGCATACGTGAGAAGCTGGCACAGCTGCAAAAGACCATAGAGGTCGAGGCGGAAGAAAAAGAAGAACGCAACGCGGACGCAGAAGACGTTGTCGTGAAAGAAGAAGATGACTCTGAACCCGCTTGAGATCAACGCCTTGCTGGCGACGATGACTCCGACGCAAAAACTTGAGTTTTTGGAAGAACTTGAGGAGCAACATAGGCGAGCAGGGTTAAAAAAAGCGCAGGGGAGCATGACTTCCTTTGCTCATGCGGTATATCCGGGGTTTAAAGAAGGCCCGCACCACAGAAAACTGGGAAAAATCTTTGCAGACATAGCTGCAGGGCATAAAAAGCGTGTGATTATCAACATCGCACCCCGTATGGGTAAGTCTGAATTCAGTTCTTACCTGTTTCCGGCGTGGTTTTTGGGACAGTACCCAGACAAAAAGATAATTATGGCGACCCACACCGCCGGTCTTTCAGAAGATTTCGGTAGACGGGTCAGAAATTTGATTGATTCCGATGAATATAAGCAGATATTTCCAAAAACTCTGGTCGCAGATGACCAGAAAGCTGCCGGTAAGTGGAGTACAAGCGTTGGTGGTCAGTATTATGCCGTTGGTGTGGGGGGCGCTCTTGCAGGCCGTGGTGCTGACCTGTTTGTTATTGACGATCCACACTCTGAGCAAGACATAAAAGCCAATAGTAGGGCTACATTTGATAACGCTTGGTCTTGGTTCCAGACAGGCCCGCTCCAACGACTGATGCCGGGTGGTGCGATCATAGTAATTATGACGCGTTGGAGCTTAGTTGACTTAACTGGCAGACTTTTGCAGTACCAGATGCGTAATCCTGACGCAGATCAGTGGGAGATCGTGGAGTTACCGGCGATTTTGCCGTCAGGGAAAAGCTTATGGCCCGAGCAGTGGCCTGTTGAACAGTTAGAAGCCAAAAAAGCAAACATGGATGCACGGTACTGGAACGCACAGTACATGCAGCAGCCGACTTTAGACTCAGCCGCGTTTATTAAAAGAACACATTGGCGGATTTGGGAGAAAGAAGACCCACCGCAGTGCGAGTTCATCATTCAGTCGTGGGATACGGCACACGAAACAAAGACAACCAGTGACTACACGGCGTGTACGACGTGGGGAGTTTGGTATAACGAAGAAGAAGGCGATAGACCAAGCTTAATTTTGCTTGATGCGTTTAAAGATCGGATGGAGTTCCCGGAGCTAAAGGAAGTAGCGCTCAGACAATATAAAGAGTGGGATCCTGATTCGTTTTTAGTGGAGAAAAAGGCGGCTGGCGCTCCACTTATTCAAGAGCTGCGTCGTATGGGGATTCCTGTAGACGAGTTTTCACCCAGCCGGGGTAATGACAAGATTGCGCGGGTCAATGCGGTATCAGACTTATTCGCGTCGGGCGCTGTTTGGGCACCAGATCGCCGCTGGGCAAAAGATGTAATCGAGGAAATCGTAGCCTTCCCCGTTGGGGAGCACGATGACTATGTGGATACGATGACGCAAGCCTTGCTGCGGTTTAGGAACGGTGGGTTTATTAGCCTACCTACCGATGAGCAGGATGCACCGACAAACTGGAGAAGCCGCAAGGCTGCTTACTATTAAAGGACTAAATCATGGCAGTAGATAAAGCACTAACGCAGATGCCTGTGGGTATCGAAGAAATGGCTCAGCAAATGGCAGGTGAGCCAGATATTGAAATTGAGATCGAAGATCCTGAAGCCGTACGTATTCGTGCCGATGGGTTGGAAATTGAGATTGAGCCGGGAGAAGCAGACGAAGATTTCTATGCAAACCTCGCTGAAGAAATTGAACAAGGCGAATTGGATACGCTTGGCTCTGATTTGCTGGAAGATATTAAGACCGATATGGGGTCTCGTAAGGAGTGGGAAGATACGTATAAACAAGGTCTGACTTTGCTTGGTCTTAAGTACGAGGAGCGCACGGAGCCATGGAACGGCGCTTGCGGTGTGTTCCACCCAATGATCACTGAAGCTGTGGTGCGTTTCCAATCAGAGACGATCATGGAGACTTTCCCTGCGCAGGGACCAGTTAAGACAAAGATCATCGGTAAGCAGACCAAAGAGAAAGATGAAGCTGCTCAGCGTGTAAAAGAAGACATGAACTACGAGTTGACTGAGCGTATGCCAGAGTTTCGTAGTGAGCATGAGCGCATGTTGTGGAACCTACCAGCTACGGGTTCGGCGTTTAAGAAGGTCTACTATGATCCGTCACAGCAGCGTCAGATGTCTGTGTTTGTGCCAGCCGAAGACGTAATCATTTCTTATGGCGCCAGCGCTATTGAGACTGCCGAGCGTGTAACGCACCGGATGTACAAGACTAAGAACGAGATCCGTAAACTGCAGGTGGCGGGGTTTTACCGCGATGTAGAACTTGGAGACCCACCACGGCAGAAAAATGAGATTCAAGAACGTAAGGACAAAGAAACAGGGATCAGTAGCCTAAATGATGACCGCTATATCCTTTATGAAATGCACGTAAACCTTGATCTTGATGGGTACGAAGACGAGGAAGATGGGGAGCCAACAGGCATCGCGCTGCCGTACGTAGTCACAGTGCTGGAGGGTACCGGTGAGATTCTGGCTATCCGTCGCAACTTCTACGAAGATGATGAGACCAAACAAAAGCGTAACCACTTCGTTCACTACGTCTACATCCCCGGGTTCGGTGTGTATGGCTTTGGTCTGTTCCACTTAATTGGTGGGTTTGCCAAGTCTGCAACGAGCATCATTCGTCAGCTGGTAGACGCTGGTACGCTTTCTAACCTGCCGGGTGGTTTAAAGAGTCGTGGTTTAAGAATTAAGGGCGACGACACCCCAATTGCTCCGGGTGAGTTTAGAGACGTAGACGTTGGCTCCGGTGCTATTCGGGACAACATCCTGCCTCTGCCATATAAAGAGCCAAGCCAGACGCTCTATAACTTATTGAACACCATCGTTGACGAAGGCCGTCGGTTTGCCGCTACGGCTGACATGAAGATCAGCGATATGTCCGCGCAGGCTCCGGTGGGTACGACGCTGGCGTTGTTGGAGCGTATGCTCAAGGTTATGTCGGCAGTTCAGGCTCGGGTCCACTACGCGTTTAAGCAAGAGTTAAAGCTCCTTGCTGCGATCATTCGGGACTACACGGATGACAGCTATGACTACGAGCCGGAAGATGGGCAGCCACGGGCTAAGGCTAGCGACTACAACATGGTCGAAGTTATCCCCGTATCAGACCCCAACGCGGCGACGATGTCTCAGCGGATTGTGCAGTATCAAGCTGTGCTGCAGCTCTCGCAACAAGCCCCACAGGTGTACGACATCCCTGCGCTCCACCGACAGATGTTGGAAGTGCTGGGTATTAAGAACGTAGCCAAGCTGGTGCCAAGCATTGATGACGAGAAGCCTACAGACCCCCTGTCAGAGAACATGAATATGCTGCGGCTAAAGCCAGTCAAGGCGTTTATGTATCAGGATCACAACGCCCACATCACGGCACATACGAACTTAATTCAGGATCCGTCTATTCAGGCAATGATTGGGCAGTCACCCATGGCTACTCAGATTATGGCAGCAGCGCAGGCACATATTGCCGAGCACTTGGCCTTTGCATACCGTCGTCAGGTTCAGGATGCCATCGGGGTTCCGTTGCCACATCCAGATGAGAAGCTGCCGGAGCAGGCTGAGGTGGAGCTGTCACGTATGGTGGCGGAAGGGTCTCAGATTGTATTGGCGCAACATCAGTCCGAAGCCGCCCAAGCACAGGCTCAAGAGCAGATGCAGGATCCGGTCATGCAGGTGGAGATGCAGAAACTTGGCCTACAGCAGGCAGAGATCCAGCGCAAAGCTGCCAAGGATCAGATGGATGCCCAGCTAAAAGCCCAGCAAATGCAGACTGACGCGCAGCTTAAAGCCGGGGAACTGGTGTTGAAGGCTGAGATGGCGGGTATGAAACAGGAAGAAGCAGAGGCTAGGTTTGACTTAGAAAGTGCCCGAACAGGCATTGACATAGCCAAATCGCACAGCACCCTGCGGCTAAACAGATCTAAAACTAAAGGAGGTAGCAAACAGTGATTAACTCGTTCGTAGACGTTCTACGCAAAAAGATTCGGGACGACATGAATAACTACGCAGATGATTGCGCTGGTGGGGCATGTCGCACTTTTGAGGAGTACCAAAAACTCTGCGGCGTCATTCAAGGTCTGGCGCTTGCGGAGTCTCACTTACTCGACCTTGCAAAGAGAGCTGAGGAATCAGATGACAACGATGGCTGAAGAAGCAATTGACCAAAAAGCCACACAACTCCCCAAACCGCAAGGTTGGAAGATTTTGTGTGCCGTTCCTGAAGTAGAAGACAGGTTTAGTGGTACGGACCTGCTTAAACCGGAGTCCATATCCAAGATCGAAGAACACAGCACCACTGTTCTTTTCGTAGTGGGTGTTGGTCCCGACGCGTACAAAGACACCGCCAAGTTCCCCAGCGGGGCGTGGTGTAAAGAAGGTGACTTTGTGTTAGTTAGGGCTTACTCCGGTACACGTTTCAAAATCCACGGACGTGAGTTCCGCTTACTCAATGACGATCAAATTGAGGCGGTTGTTGAAGATCCACGCGGTTATACCCGCGCTTAATAGGAGTTAAAAATGGCAACTAACGATAAAGAAGAGTTTAAGTTCCCTGACGAGATGGAAGAAAACCAAGCCAGTGCTGGCGTGGATGAGTCCACTTCTGAAGAATCCGACATCGAACTGGAGGTTGTGGACGACACGCCGCCAGAAGACCGTGGGCGCAAGCCTTTGGACCGTGAGGTTGAGGATCCGTCGGATGATGAAGTCGCAGAGTACAGCGACAAAGTCCAAAAGCGGATTAAGGAGTTGAGTCATGCCCGCCACGATGAGCGTCGCGCCAAAGAAGCGGCGCTTCGGGAACGTGAAGAAGCTACTCGTATCGCCCAGCAGTTACTGGAAGAAAACAAGCGTTTGCGGGAAACCTACAACCAAGGCGCCCAGACCTATACGGAAATGGCGTCCCAGAAGGCTGAGATGGAGATGCAGTTCGCCCGTCAAAAGCTCAAGGAAGCTCAGGAAACCTACGACACCGATCAGATTATTGCAGCGCAAGAAGAACTGGCTGCGGCTCGGTACCGATTGGAGCAAGCAAAATCTTTTAAACCTAGTGCTTTACAAATCCCTGAGACTGATGTATATAGTCAACCAACGCAACAGCAATCTGGTGCCACATACGACCCTAAAGCGGCGAAGTGGCAGTCCCGTAACCAGTGGTTCGGGAACGATGATGAGATGACCAGTCTCGCGCTGGCTGTGCATAAAAAGCTGGTCGAAAATGGTGTTGATCCTCGGACTGACACCTATTACGAGCGAATTGACGCTCGCATGCGTGAAGTGTTTCCCGATTATTTCGGTGAGGCGCGGAGGGAACCGAAACGTCCGGCAACCGTTGTTGCTGCTCCAACTCGTACTGCAGGTAAGAAGGTGGGGGTCAAATTGACCAAAACCCAAGAAGCTTTAGCCAAGCGGCTAAACCTTACCAATGAACAGTATGCTCGTGAAGTACTTAAACTTAACTCGGAGTCCTAACCATGTCTGAAAGAATTAGTCGTGATGGTGCGCAAGAGCGCAAACCTAGAAACCTTCAAACACGTGAGAGCGATGCACGTATGGTTTATCGACCAGCAAGCACTCTCCCCAACCCAGACCCGCGTCCGGGCCTTAAGTTTCGGTGGGTAGCCACTGAGCTTCTTGGTCAGTCACACGCGTCTAACGTATCCAAAAAGATGCGTGAAGGATGGGAACCAGTTAGCGCTTCGGATTATCCCGAGTTGCTACTGCAAGGTAATGCAAACGGCAATGTCGAGATTGGCGGTCTGATGCTGTGTTCAATGCCAGAAGAATTGGCTGAGTCACGCAACCAGTACTACAACCGACAAGCCACAGCCCAAATGGAGTCTGTTGATAACAACTTCATGAGGTCAAGCGATGCCCGTATGCCTTTGTTCAGCGAAAAGAAAACGTCTGTAACTAAGGGTGTCGGGTTTGGTTCTGGTTCTAAATAACCCTTTTTAGGAGTTTTAAATGGCATATCCTACCGTTGACAAACCATATGGTTTGAAGCCGATCAATCTGATCGGTGGTCAGGTATTTGCTGGTGCTACTCGTCAAATTGCTATTACTACTGCTTCGGTTAACTACAACACCGCGCTGTACAACGGTCAAGTAGTTCAGCTGGACACAAGCGGTACTGTAATTGCTTCGGCTCTAGCAGCAAATACTTCCGCTGTTGCTGGTGTTCTGGGTGTATTCCTTGGATGCCGCTACACCAACCCCACAACTAAGCAGCCTACCTACAGCCAGTACTGGCCCGGGTTTGCTTCTGGCGTTACTGATGCGTTTGCTTATATCAGTGATGATCCCGATGCGCTGTATCAAGTTGCGTCTGTTGGTGACACTGCTGATGCTTCTGGTCTTGTTATTGCCCCCGTGCAACAGACCGCCCTCGGTACTAACGTTGAGCTGGTGTTGAACACAGCAAATACTACTTATGGCAACGCCCAGACTGGTATTTACTACAGCAACACAACTTCAGCTTTGCCGTTCCGTATCGTTGATTTGGTGCCCGCTACCTCTTATGTTTCGAGTGGTAACGTGGTGTACCCGGAAGTGATCGTCAAATTCAACTTTGGCTATCAGTCCTACAACAACGTACTTGGTAAATAAGGAGCACTAAATGGCTATTTCACGCGCACAACTACTGAAAGAGCTGCTCCCGGGCTTGAACGCATTGTTCGGTCTTGAGTACGCTCGTTACGGCGAAGAACACAAAGAGATCTACGAAACCGAGACCTCTGAGCGTTCGTTTGAAGAAGAAACCAAGCTGTCCGGCTTTTCTGCTGCACCAGTCAAAAACGAAGGTTCTGCCATCGCTTATGACAACGCACAGGAAGCTTTTACGGCTCGGTATTCGCACGAAACTATTGCTTTGGGCTTCTCCATCACGGAAGAGGCAATCGAAGACAACCTGTATGATTCGTTGTCCGCTCGCTACACCAAGGCTTTGGCACGTGCCATGTCTTACACCAAGCAAGTTAAGGCTGCTTCAGTCCTGAACAACGGCTTCTCGTCTAGCTACCCCGGTGGCGACAACGTGGCTCTGTTCTCGGCTTCGCACCCCCTTGTTTCTGGTGGAACCAACAGCAACATCCCAACGGTAGCAACTGACCTGAACGAAACGGCTCTTGAGGCTGCTGTCATTCAGATCGCTGCTTGGACGGATGAGCGTGGCCTGCTGATCGCAGCTAAGCCCCGCAAGCTGATTATTCCGCCTGCATTGCAGTTCGTGGCAACCCGTCTGTTGGAGACTGAACTCCGCGTCGGCACGAACGACAATGACATCAACGCACTCAAGAACAACGGTTCGATCCCTGAAGGCTATGCGATCAACCACTTCTTGACTGATCCTGATGCTTGGTTCCTGACCACGGATGTTCCTAACGGCCTGAAGCACTTCATTCGTACGCCGTTGCAGAATTCCATGGACGGAGACTTCGACACCGGTAACGTGCGCTACAAGGCACGTGAGCGTTACAGCTTCGGCTGGTCTGATCCGCTCGGTGTTTACGGCTCGCAGGGAGCTTAATCCCTAAAACCGGTAAAGGGGGCTTCGGCCCCCTTTATTTACTCTGTTTTTTGTGCAATGCAGCAAATGCAGAGTAAATCTAAGCTTGACACGTCCCCAAAACAAGAGTAAAACGCTTAATAGGACTGGGGATTCCCAGCCTTGGAAACTGACCCAGCAGACTTAGTAGAGATTCCAAGGCGATGTGCTACTACACGAGGACAATATGGCACTTTCAACTACCCAAAGCATTTGGCGCTCTGGCGGTGGAGATCAAACTCGCACTGCTTATTGTGGTTCTGGCGTTATGGTTGCAGAATTTTATTTTGACCCAACGCTTGTAAACACTACTACTGTTAAAACATCTTCTGCTACTGGCGCTCCTGCAGTTATTCTGCCAGCAGGCGCTGTTATTACAGCAATTCAATTTAACGCTCTTGGTACTGGTGGATCTACGCCAACGATGGATATGGGTTTCACCACCTATACTTCAGGCACAGCAACTCCTACCGGTTTAATCGACAACTACGCTGCTGATGCAGGTAAAAAGCAAGTAGTGTGGGGTGATTCTGGTACGGGTACTTCTTTAGGAACCGTAATGTCTGCAACTGATCTGGTATACATTACCGGCGGTGCAAATACTGGCGATGCGCCTACTGGCGGTACTGTTGCCGGAAAGATCATTTACTACGTAACTGATCCATTACTCGGTCAACAAAGCGTCTAATTAGGAGGCCCGTATGGGTATGCAGACGGACGTAAAAAGTACGTATCGTACTAATGACGGGGACATCTTTGGTGGGCCTGCGCGTGTTCGGGGGATATTAATTTCTCCTGCCACAACAGCAGGTTCGCTGGTTATAAAAGATGGCGGCACAGGCGGCACAACAGTATTTCAGTCAAGCTGGCCTGCCAGTACGACACCTGCGCCGTTTAACGTCGTTATTCCTGCTGAAGGACTTCGTTGTGAAACCAGCGTTTACGCTGACGTAACGGACTTAACTTCGATTACGGTGTTCTATGGCTAAGACTCCTGCATGGCAGCGCAAAGAAGGCAAAAACCCGAAAGGCGGCTTAAACGCCAAAGGTCGGGCTTCTTACAATCGAGCCAACCCCGGTAAACCCGGCTTAAAAGCCCCGCAACCCGAGGGTGGCTCACGTAAGAAATCCTTCTGCGCTCGCATGACAGGCATGAAGAAGAAGCTAACTTCAGCCAAAACAGCTAACGACCCAAACAGCCGTATCAACAAGAGCCTGCGGGCATGGAAGTGTTGATATGGAACAGTTGATTTTGTTTTCTTGGTCTGGCGTATTGTCTGCTTTAGTAGGTGTGGCAGGGTTTGTTGCATGGGAAAAGAACAACAAGCTAAATTCGTTAGAAAAAATGTTAAACGACACTAAACTGGAGGTGACCCGTGATAACGTCACTAAAGCAGAAATTGAAAAGCTTGAACGCTACATTGATGGGCGCTTTAACAAGTTTGAAGAAAAAATTGACCGGCTTATTGAAGCGAGGTAAATGATGGCTGAAGAATCAACACGCACGAAAATGATTCGTGAAACCAAGGTTGACGATGACATGCCTTTGGTTAAAAGAGCCGTCCGTGCGGTAACTCTTGGGGCTAGCAAACTGGCTGACAAAGTAGGCTTTACTCAGGAAAAAGAGTACGCGGACAAATCCAAGGAAGAGTTGATTAAGAAAGCCAAAGGTGGATCGGTTAAATCTGCTTCTGCCCGTGCTGATGGGTGCGCCCAGCGTGGTAAGACTAAAGGACGGATGGTCTAATGCCCGCCGTATCCGCCAAGCAAGAAAAGTTTATGCAGGCGGTAGCCCATAACAAGGCTTTCGCTAAGAAAGTTGGGGTTTCTCAGTCAGTTGGTCGTGAATTCACTAAAAAGGAAGGTACTAAAATGAAATATGCAAAAGGCGGTATGACTGCATCCAAGATGGGCGCTGTAAAGACGGCTGCTCCTAGCAAAGATGGCGTTGCCATTAAAGGCAAAACCAAGGGCAAGCAAGTCGTTATGTCTGGCGGCAAAGGTATGAAAGCCGGTGGCATGACCAAGATGCGCATGGGTAAAAAGGCTTGTAAGTAATGATGGCTAGTCGCGGGATGGGGGCAATTAACCCATCCAAGATGCCCAAGGCTAAAACTGCTGTTCGCAAAGACGGTGACAAGTTCACCAAATTTGCTGATGGCGGCAAGGTGAAGTCGAAGGTCAATCAGGCCGGAAACTACACCAATCCGGGTATGCGCAAAAAGCTATTTGATCAGATCAAAGCTTCTAGCACACAGGGAACTGGGGCTGGGCAGTGGTCGGCACGTAAGGCTCAACTGCTTGCCAAGAAGTACAAAGCAGCTGGCGGAGGGTATAAGTGAGTGGACTCGCAAAAAGCCAACGTAGCCTTAAAGCATGGACAGCCCAAAAGTGGCGCACCAAAAGCGGCAAACGCTCAACGGACACCGGGGAAAGATACCTCCCCGAAAAAGCCATCAAAGCGCTCAGCCCCCAAGAGTACGCCGCCACAACCCGTGCCAAGCGAGCCGGTAAAGCAGCCGGAAAGCAGTTTGTTGCGCAACCTAAAAGCGTGGCTAAAAAAGCGGCTCGGTTTAGGAAAATAAAATGACTACTTCCGGCACCACCGCGTTTAATCTACAACTCAACGAGATAGTTGAGGAAGCTTTCGAGCGCGCTGGCGGCGAGATGCGTACGGGCTACGACTTGCGCACGGCGCGTCGTTCCATGAATCTGCTGTTTGCCGATTGGGCTAACCGAGGCATTAACCTGTGGACAATCGAGCAAGGATCAATAGGTTTATATCAAGGGCAAGCTACTTACCCGCTACCTAATGACACGGTGGATTTGCTTGAGCACGTTATTCGTACGAACGCAGGGAATATCAGTACCCAAGCCGACTTGACCATTACGCGTATTTCCGTAAGTACCTACGCCACACTGCCTAATAAACTACAGCAGGCTCGGCCTATCCAAGTCTGGGTTCAGCGTAATACGGCAGCGGCATATCCGGCAACAAGCGCTTATTCGCCCGGTGCTACGGCAAGCCCACAAATTACGGTTTGGCCTGTGCCTGACCAAGGCACGCAGGCTAGCCCCTACTACACGTTTGTTTACTGGCGCATGCGGCGTATACAAGACGCAGGCAACGGTGTTAATACCTTTGATATTCCGTTCCGGTTCCTACCATGTCTGACATCGGGACTGGCCTATTACATCGCGTTAAAACTACCAGAAGGTCAAGCACGGCTCCCAACACTTAAAGCCATGTACGACGAAGACTGGACCTTTGCGGCAGGTGAAGACCGAGAAAAGGCAGCTGACCGGTTAGTTCCGCGTCAGATGTATATAACGTGATATGGGCAATAGGTTCGCGTCTGGGAAGTGGGCAATCTCGCAGTGCGACCGCTGCGACTTTCGTTACCCGCTTAAAGACCTCAGAAAACTGGTCATCAAGACCAAAAACATCAACATGTTGGTCTGCCCTACATGCTGGGATCCAGACCAGCCGCAGTTACAACTTGGTATGTATCCGGTGGATGACCCGCAAGGTCTGCGTGATCCTCGCCCTGATCGCAGCTACACTCAATCAGGCTACAGTGGTTTGCAGATTGATGTTATTAACCCCCCAAATCCAACTGATGAGGATGCTTTTGGCTTTCCTGAAGGGGGTAGTAGGATCATTCAATGGGGGTGGAACCCTGTTGGCGGACCGCAGGATGACGGGCTAACGCCCAATAATTTGGTTGCCCAAGGAAGTGTTGGGTCGGTATCTGTAACAACTACTTAGGAGTAAAACATGGCAAAGCACGAAGACATCAAGAAAGACAAACCCATGATGGAGAAGGTCGCTAAAAAGGCGGTCAAAGGCCACGAAAAGCGTATGCACGGTGCCAAAGGTATGAAAGCCGGTGGCCCAACATCCATGGACATGAAGCGTATGGGACGCAATATGGCGCGGGTAATGAACCAGCGTTCTTCTGGTCGGGGGCGATAATGGCTAAGTTCAGCATGAAAGTTAAAGGCAAGGAAGTCGGACCGGCTTCTCTTTATGCCGAACCGCACAACATGTCTGGGCAGAAAACTTCTATTCAGCAAGACAGTGCCTATAAAACGGGTGCGGCTTGCATGAATGAGATGAACATGTCTGTTGCCGGTGTAAGCAAAGGCACCTATGCCTCTGTTAATCCGTACGGAACAGGTACGATGCGTGGTTACGGAGCCGCAACTAAAGGTCGTAAAATCAGCGGGAAGATGGGTTAATGAACTACGCAACGCTCGTCCAAACCATCAAGGCATATGCCGAAAATGATTTCCCACAGGTTGTGGGATCGGGCGGGCTTACGTCTGCGGAGCAGATAAATACATTTATTGAGAACGCGGAAGAACGGATTTACAACACGGTTCAGATCCCAGCTATTCGTAAGAATATGACTGGAACTACTACTTCCGGCAATAAGTACTTATCGGTTCCCCCGGACTGGCTTTCGACGTTTTCTTTAGCGGTGGTTTGTAACGGCCCTACTACGCTGCCTGACGGGCGTACCTTTGTGGCTGGCGACTACCTATATCTACTCAACAAGGATGTGAACTTCATTCGTGAGGCGTATCCAAGTCAGACTGATACGGGTTTACCCTTATATTACGCAGTCTTTGATTACAACACGTTCATTCTTGGGCCGATGCCTAATGCCGCGTACACGGTAGAGCTGCACTATTTCTACTACCCCCAGTCTATTGTTACGGCTGGTACGTCGTGGCTTGGAGATAACTTTGAGTCGGCTCTGCTTTACGGGTCTTTACTTGAGGCAGCTACGTTTATGAAGTCTGATGCGGACGTGCTTAAGAACTACACAGACCGCTACAACGAGGCTATAGCGCTTCTCAAACAGCTTGGCGACGCCAAAGATCGTCAGGATGCTTATCGTTCTGGTCAGGTAAGGTACCCAGTAAAATGATCCCTGATCTGTCCGGCAAGAAGATTGCAATCGTGGCTATGGGTAAGTCCCACGCCCAGTTTGTGCTGGCTAAAACCCATTCCCAACCGATTGATGAGGTCTGGGCTATTAACGCTATGGCGGGGGTGGTGTATCACGACAGGGTGTTTATGATGGACCCGGCAAGCCGGTTCTTGGATTCTGAGGATGCTGGCACCCAGACGGGCATCATGCGTTCTGTTCTGAAGTCGCATACCGGTCCGATCTACACCTGTGAGTTAGACAGCCGTTGCCCCGGATTGGTGGAGTTTCCGCTTGATGAAGTCATGAACGCCTGCGGTACTGGGTACTTCAATAATACGGTTGCCTACGCTATTGGGTACGGTATTGCAGCAAAAGTGGCTGAGATGCACCTCTATGGTATTGACTTCTCATATAAGAAGGTTGTGCATTTTGCCGAGGCTGGGCGAGCTTGCTGCGAGTTCTTGCTGTCAAAAGCTATGGAGCGAGGCATCAAGATTGGTATTGCCCATGAGTCGTCGTTATTAGATTCTAATGAGCCGGTGCAATCCAAATTGTATGGCTACCACCGTCTTGCTGACCCCTTGGTTGTTGGGCTAGAAGATGGTAAGTTCGTAACCAAGAAGTACTCGGAAATCAAAGAATCCACAGAAGAAAAGGCGTATGAATACCGTGCGCCGGAAGCGGTGAGGACGTAATGTTTGAGATTAAAGCGGGACAGATCCACAGCCCGATGATTAAAACCAGCGATTTTGGTGGATTGCCGCTAGAAGATCTGGCTGAGATTTGTGCAGACAAGATTGTAGGTGTGTCGGATTCTGCGCCCCCTGCCATTCGTGAGCAGGCCAAGTATTTCCGGCAACAGATTGAAAAGACGATTCTTGAATATTTAAAGCGCGCAGCACAGTCCGAAAGGGCGACCTGCATACAAGTTTGTTTACAGGGTGGTGAAGAAAAAGCCGCCCATTTATTAAGGAGAAGTTAAATGGCCTTCACTGGTAACTACATGCCAACATCTTTCAAGGTAGAAATCCTGAAAGGTGTACATAATTTTTCGACTGGCTCTGGTCAGACGTTCAAACTGGCGCTCTATAACAACAGCGCTTCGTTTACGGCTGCAACCACGGCTTACACCACAACTAACGAAGTAGGTGCTTCTGGCTCGTATGTGGCTGGTGGCGGTGCGTTGACTAAGGTAACTCCAGTTTCTTCTGGAACTACCGCGTTTACTGACTTTGCTGACATTTCGTTTACAACGGCAACTATTACCGCATATGGCGCTTTGATCTATAACGATACGGCAACTGGAAACCCTGCTTGTGCGGTTCTAGACTTCGGTGGTGCTAAGACTTCGACTTCAGGCACCTTTACGATTATCTTCCCTGCGGCTACGGCTACCGGGGCAATCATTCGTATCGCCTAACTGGACTGAAATGTGGCGACATACAGTGGCTGGGGTGACGGCCCTTGGGGATACGTTCCTTGGGGGTCAGACCGCACCGACGTTGAAGTCCCGCTCGATGGGTGGGGCTACGGTGGGTGGGGCGAAACTCCGTGGGGCGAAGGCTCTGCAAGTGTCGAAGGCACCGGCTCTGTTGGATCAGTCACAGTTCAAACCCAGAAAAATGAATCCGTCAATGTTACCGGCGTATCTGCGACAGGATCAGTTGGTCAAGTACTTGTCTCTGGCGATGCAAACGTCGCAGTCACCGGAGTTCAGGCCACAGGTCAGATTGGTCAAGTCTCAGTTGGCGAAGGTGTCGGAGTCCTTGTCACAGGGGTTCAGGGCAACGGGTTCATTGGGCAGACCGCAGTATCAGGCACAGCCAACGTCTTCCCAACAGGGGTTGAAGGCACAGGTGCCGCAGGTCAAGTTACCGTCGCTGCCGATGCCAACGTCTTCCCGTCTGGTGTTCAAGGACAGGGATTCATCGGGCAAGCCCAAGCAACCGGCGGTGCTTCTGTCTCCGTTACGGGGGTCCAAGGTACAGGGCAGATTGGATCAGTCGCAGTCAGTGGAAGTGCGATTACCAGCCTCACAGGTGTCTCAGGTAGCGGTTCTGTTGGCTCCGTTACCGCCAGCGCAGGGGCTAGTGTCACCGTTACCGGGGTCAGTGCAAACGGCTTCATCGGGCAAGCGCAAGCCACAGGCGGGGCAGGAGTCCAAGTTACAGGGGTTAGCGGGTCTGGTCAGATCGGAAGCGTTGCCACAACAGGCGATGCCTCAGTCACTCTCACGGGAGTTCAAGCCACTGGCTTTGTCGGACAAGTCTCTGTTACAGGTGACGGAGTTGTTACTGTTACTGGCGTTCAGGCAGTCGGCTTTATCGGGCAAGCAGTTGTTCAAGAAAACATTGCAGTCAATGTCACAGGTGTTTCCGCAACTGGGTTTATTGGGCAAGCAACGGCTGTCCCGGGTGTTAGTGTCTTTGTTACAGGTGTTACGGCTCTTACGGCAATTGGTACCGTTTCTGCCGGTCAAGGGGTCACAGTCAACGTTACGGGCGTTCAAGGTAATGCTTCAGTTACGCCAGTTTTTGTATCAGTGTGGACTTCCGTTAATGACAATCAAACAGCCAACTGGCAAAATGTTAATGATTCACAGACCGGTGGATGGGTGGCAGTTAATGACGCTCAAACCGCAAATTGGGTCGATATAGCAGCGTAAAGGAAAAAACATGGCCTCAACTTATTCAGCCCTAAAAGTCGAACTTATCGCCACTGGTGAGCAGTCTGGCACTTGGGGAAATACAACTAACACTAACCTTGGCACAGCCCTTGAGGAAGCCATAGTAGGTAGGGCAAACCCTGAGTTCACCTCAGACGCCAATCTGACGTTGACCCTAACAAACACAAACGCTACTCAGATAGCCCGTAACTTTGTTCTAAATGTCACATCCACGGTATCGCTTTCTGCAACGCGGGATTTAATTGTTCCGGGCATTGAGAAGCCGTACATCATTCAGAACAATACGACTGGTAGCCAGTCAATCCGAGTCATCGTAGCCGGTGCTTCTGTCACTGTGCCAAATGGCAAGACTGCGTTTATCTATAACGATGGCACCGATGTTAAGTCTGCGTTTGATTATGTTCCAGCTGTCACAACTCCTTCCGCTACGATTACTGGTGGCACGATTGCAGGGATTACGCAGTTAGATGTGGCTGGTACTTCAGCGGCGGGTGCAAACCTTAAATTGTATGAAGACACAGACAACGGTACAAACTACGTTAGTCTTAAAGCGGCTGACAGCATGGCTGCAAACGTGACGTTTACTCTGCCTAACGCAGACGGTACAACTGGACAGGTTTTGCAAACTAATGGTTCAGGAACGCTTTCTTTTACAACCCCGTCTAGCGGTATTACAACGGGCAAAAGTATCGCAATGGCAATGATTTTCGGCTTTTAGTGTCCCTATTTAAGGAGTAAGTAAATGGCAAACCCAAATATAGTCAACGTAGCGGCGATTTACGGCAACTCGTCCAGTACATCGCTGTCTACAACCTCAGCAACCTCATTGGTCAGCAACGCTGCGGCTAGTGGCAAAGTCTTCAAGATCAACTCGATTGTAGTTGCTAACGTAGACGGAACTTCTGCAGCAGACATTACGATCAACGTATACAGCCAAGCGGCTTTAGGTGGAACGGCGTACCCAATCGCTTCAACCATCTCTGTCCCGGCTGATGCTACCCTGATCGTAACGGACAAAACCACATCGTTCTACCTGCTTGAGAACCAATCCATCGGTGCTACGGCAGGCTCGGCAAGTGACCTAGTGGTTACTGCTTCGTGGGAAGAATTAAACTCGTAAGGATTAGCGATGCCCATTCACGGCTACCCCGGTAACATAATTACCGCCAACCCAACAGCGCCGACAGTTAGTTCGGCTTCTGGCGTTTGGACGACTGAGCAACAACTGATAAATCAGTCTGCCGGGAACTGGCCCATGGCGGCTACGCAGGTGAGTTTGTCTGCAAGGTTTAACTCTGCGGATAGTGCGTATCTGAACAGAACCCCATCGGTTGCGAGCAATAGAAAAACCTACACATTTTCTTTGTGGGCAAAACGAAGCACCCTAAGCACAAGACAAAACTTTTTTAGTGTGAACTCTCCAAATGTAGGTAACAATGGGTTTTCATTTGAATGGTTGGACACTAACTCAATAGGTGTTTATTTTGACGATGGTGTTTTGTCTCCAACATATATTGGTACAACTCCTATTTATAGAGACCCCGGCTCTTGGTATCACATTGTTCTCGCAGTTGATGCAACACAAGCAACATCAGGAGACCGTGTAAAAATTTATGTAAACGGGGTTTCGGTTGCATATTCATTCTTGTTTGGTTCGAGCGCCATCACAAATGCCAACACGCTAGTTAATAGCACGAACACACATAACATCGGGGTCTCGCAGAGGGGCACAAGCACTCGTGACCAATACCTAAATGGGTACATAACAGAATTTAACTTCATCGACGGCCTAGCCCTCACCCCCGCGTCCTTTGGTCAGACTAACTCGAATACCGGCGTATGGGAGCCTCGGCAGTACACCGGCTCATTTGGTACAAACGGGTTTTATTTGCAGTTTAATAAAGAGGGCCTAGAGGTTGAGAGTTTAATTGTTGCTGGCGGCGGCGGCGGTGGCGTAGTGGGTGGTGGTGGCGGTGGAGCGGGAGGTTATCGTACATCAACAACAACAGTTGCTCTTGGAGTTGCTTATACAATCACCGTAGGCGCTGGCGGAACTGCTGGAACTAGCCTTAACGGCGGCAATGGTTCTAACTCAGTGTTTTCTAGTATCACGTCCACAGGTGGCGGTGGCGGTGGCGGCGATACTCGGTTTAGTAGCGGGGTAGCCAAATCAGGCGGCTCTGGTGGTGGCGGAGGTGGAGGAAACTGGGGAACGGAAGCCGCTGGCGCTGGAAACACTCCGTCAACATCTCCATCTCAGGGTAATAACGGTGGAACAGGAAGTGCATCCTCTCCAAACTACGGCGGTGCTGGAGGAGGTGGTGCTGGCGCTACGGGCGGCAATGGGTCAGGAACCACTGGTGGTACGGGAGCAGCAGGTACCGCATCTAGCATTACTGGCTCATCTGTAACTCGTGCCGGTGGCGGTGGCGGTGGTACATATAATGGCGGCACAGCGGGTAATGGTGGCTCTGGAGGCGGGGGCAACGGCGGTGTTTATCTGACCCCCGGAACAGGCTCTGCCGCTACTAGTGGAACTGCCAATACTGGAGGTGGAGGTGGAGGCGGTGGAATTTCTGGTGGTTCCGCACAATCTGGCGGCGGTGGCTCTGGCGTAGTTATCATCAAAATTGCAGATACTCGCACGGCTACCTTTTCTGGTGGTGTAACCCAGACTTCCACAACATCTGGCGGATTTAAGATTTACACCGTGACTGCCACCTCTACAACATCTGAAACGGTGACATTCTCATGAGCCATTTTGCCAAATTAGATGAAAACAATGTCGTGGTCTTTGTGACCGTGGGCCGTCAAGAAGATGACGGTAAAGAGGCAGAGTTGTCTGCCCGTACTGGTGACGTTTACAAGCAGACCTCGTACAATACATACGGCGGCGTACACGCTCTAGGTGGCACGCCCTTCCGTAAGAATTACGCTGGTATCGGTTACACCTATGATGCGGGTCGGGATGCGTTTATTCCTCCCAAGCCTTTTGCCTCGTGGGTGCTCAATGAAACAACCTGCCTGTGGGATGCCCCTGTACCATATCCGGTAGATGGTGATCGGTACACTTGGAATGAATCCGTTGGCAACTGGGAGAAGTCGTAATGCCTATTGACTTTGGTTACGATGCTTCGGGCAGGGGCAACAACTGGACTGCCAATAACCTCTCGTCCACGCCGGGAGTAAATAACGACAGCCTGACAGACACGCCCACATCCTACGGAACCGATACTGGTGTTGGTGGTGAGGTGCGTGGAAATTACGCCACAATGAATCCAATTAATTCTTCGTCTTCATACAATCTATCAAACGGCAATTTAAAACTTGTATGTCCGTCTGGAACCTTTCCGGATGATTTTACTCACGCAACAATACAGATACCGACTACAGGCAAGTGGTATTGGACTTGCACATACACCGAAGCCGGAGGCGGTGGTGGAGTAGGGGTAACTCCGGGATCTGTGCAAGTTAGTTATGGAACGCTGACCGGGACTTATGCATCATTCCGTGCCGATGGGACATACGCTAAGGCTGCTGGCGTAACAGCCAACTCAACACCAGCATCTGCTTCTGATGGAGACGTATATACCTTTGCGTTTGATGCTGATAACGGAAGACTTTATATTGCGAAGAACGCCACACCCAACATATCTTCAACGGCGCAACTAACTGGCTTTACGACAGGCATTCCGTACAATGTTTCGTTCAACAATACCACGAACACCACGCAGCAGATTAGAGACTTTTGCTTCGGGGCAAGTGCTTTCCCGTATGCAGCGCCAACCGGATACAAAGCACTCTGCACACAGAATCTGCCTACGCCGACTATCGGTGCAACTAGCACGACACAGGCAAATGATTACATGAATGTGGTGTTGTACAGCGGAAACTCATCAACACAAAACATTACCGGGGTTGGATTTGCGCCAGACTTTACTTGGTTGAAAGTACGCAATGACGTACAAAATCATAGATTGTTTGATACTGTCCGTGGTGCAAATAAAAGAATAATGAGTTCGTCTACGGCGGCAGAAGCCACAACAACCGATGAACTTACGGCCTTTGGGTCTGACGGCTTTACGTTAGGTGCAAATACTGATGTAAACGGTACTGGTTTTACTTACGTCGCATGGAACTGGAACGCTGGCGGCTCAACCGTAACTAACACTAGCGGCACAATATCTTCTCAAGTAAGAGCGAGTACAACTGCTGGCTTTAGTGTTGTTACTTATACAGGTAACGGCTCTGGCGGGGCTACGGTAGGTCATGGTCTTGGTGCGTCTCCATCGTGGATTATTATTAAGTCCAGAAGTAATGCTACTAACTGGATGGTATGGACTGATAAATTAACTACAAATTATGCTCTTGAAGGATTAAATACAACAGGAGCAGAAGTTTCCGGTGGTTCTCCATCCAAGTACATTCGTGCAGTTAGTTCAACAACATTTACGATTGGTGATGACGTTTCTGTAAACCAAAGCGCTTCTTACACCTATGTAGCCTACTGCTTCGCACCCGTGGCAGGTTATAGTGCATTTGGTAGTTTCACTGGCAATGGCAGCAATGATGGTGTGTTTGTTTACACGGGATTTAGGCCGGAGTGGGTTATGCTGAAATCAGCCACACAAGCATACAGATGGTATATGTTAGACGCAGCAAGAAATACCTACAACGTAATGAATGGTCGTTTGTTTGCAAACAACTCAAATGCAGAAGCAACCAATTCTGACATTCTGGATTTTACTTCTAACGGATTTAAAATTAGAACTTCTGATGCAGAAATAAACGGCAGCGGACAGACAATAATCTACGCTTGCTTTGCCGAGTTCCCATTTAAGTACGCTTTAGCCCGATAGGATCGACATGGACTACCCCGGTAAAGTCATAACCAAAACTCAGGTAACTCCTACCCAGACCAGCGCATCGGGTAACTGGACGCTGGACGATCAAGCCGCCGCCATCAAGAACAACAACTGGCCCGTGGCTGGTGTACCT